GGTTCGCGCCAGACAGGTTCGCGCTCCGCAGGTTCGCGCTCCGCAGGTTCGCGCTCCGCAGGTTCGCGCCAGACAGGTTCGCGCTCCGCAGGTCCGCGCCAGACAGGTCCGCGCTCCGCAGGTTCGCGCCATACAGGTTCGCGCTCCGCAGGTCCGCGCCAGACAGGTTCGCGCTCCGCAGGTCCGCGCCAGACAGGTTCGCGCCATACAGGTTCGCGCCAGACAGGTCCGCGCCATACAGGTTCGCGCCAGACAGGTTCGCGCTCCGCAGGTTCGCGCTCCGCAGGTTCGCGCTCCGCAGGTTCGCGCCAGACAGGTTCGCGCTCCGCAGGTCCGCGCGTTTACCGCTTTCTTCGTTTCGAAGCCATTTGCCGTGATTTTCAATAATCTCTTTAATTTGTTCCGCTGTCAAAATCGTCATTTCTACCTTCCCCTTCGTTTATTTCGGCCCACACATCATTTAGATAACCACCATCGCCGCCACCAACGCGGCCCAATTTCGAGCGCTCACAATTAACCTCCTCCCTGCGAGAAATACAGCACTACCAGAAATCCTATGGCTGTAAATATAGCCGTGGCAATCCATCGCGGGGTCATATCCGGATCGACCCGAATATTACGACCGCGATACAGATAACGATTTCATACCACTTCAGGGATTTTGCCTCGGCAACCATTTCCCAGAACGTCATAACAATTTACACCCCCAGTAAATTAGTCCCCATAGTATCGCGGCTGCGAGCCAGAGTCGTGGGTCGAATAGGGCCATTAATAATCACCAACCATCTGTTCCGGCAGTACCTCCGGATTCGGGCAACACTTTGGGACGTAAACCTTATCCCCGATAGCCATTACCTCGTGAGCTGGATGGAAATCGAATTTATTCGGGATATTCATCTGCCGGATCTCCGAACACTCGTAATATGTACAGCCGCCTTTTGTAACGCGGGTTGCGGACTCGCAGTTTGAGCAGTCTATAATACTACCTCCACCGCCTAAATTAATCGTCATGTTTGGCCTCCTTACACACGTAATACCATTGGCATAATTCTCCGTCTGCGGTGCAAGATTTAGCGGTGCAGTTCATTTGGCGCCTCCAGTTTCTGCCCGCAGAAGGGGCAGTAATCGATAAATACGCGGGTCATAATTTCGGGGTTATAATCGCGGGTTGTTTGCAGTATCCATCGGGTTATATTCATTCCAAATTGTTTTTTTACAATCTTTATCTCTCCGCACGCTTCGAGGTAATTGACTTCTCGCATCATTTGGCAGCTATGCGTCGTTGCTGGCATTTTGAATCGCCCTCCCGTAAAGACGTAGCAGTTCGTCGTCCAGTTGTTCCTGGCTCTTATAAAACGCGCGGGTTTCCTCCGTCCGGCAGTGGGTCTTCACCAACGCGGCACAGTGGCCATCCTTACAGGCAAAACAATCGGTTTTCATAAATTTCTCTCCTTCGCATATATTGAATTGAGATTTTTGTTTAGGCACTTTTCGAAGTGTCTTTCTTTTTGTCCCAGTTTTCTAACAGAATTTGCTCAAAATGCCGTGTTATTGCCGCATGTCCACTGTTGTGTTTAAAAAAAATCATGTGCCCGATTTCATGTGAAATTGTGTTCAATAACTCTCGGTGTTCTACCGGCCAGCAGGTTACCTCGGATAACTGGATGGAGTCTATCCTGCCGGTATCCCGGTTCCGGTGCGCTGACCCGTAGTAGGATTTTGCGCGACTTAGTGATAGCGCGGGGGCTTCATATGGCAGAGAGTCCTGCAGGATGTCGATGGCTTTTCGATAGTAGTCAATCAACTCCTGATACTTCCCGCGCCTCACTTCGAATCACCAACCCTTCGGGCGATGATCAAGACCGCACATTCCCCAGACCAACCATGCCACCATCCGCATTTCTTACCATCACACTTGCGTTCGGACTCATCACCCTTTTTTAATGGGCAAAACATTTCTACAACCTCCTTTAAATTTTCTTGTATAAAATCCGATGGTATAGGGGATGATAATGCTGTGGAGCTTGTGCCTTGTCCGATTTAACGAATTTTTTATTGGGGCTTATGCCCCAAGATGTTGTTCGATTAGCGGCAATATTCCATTTTGTTTGAGTAGATCATAAATAAATAGCCGACCTTTTTGTGTCCAGTAAGTGTGAAATTTATTACGTTCGTCATCAATTACGTGGGTCTTAGATTGTGTGTAGCCTTTGTCGGCATATTTTTGATATAGCAGCCAGACATCGCCTTGTTTGAATTGAATTCCTAGTTCATGGAGTTTTGAATTTAACGCCATTGCCGACAATCCGTAATCTTTGGCTATTTTGGATATTGCCAGCAGGGATTTGTTTTGTAGAATCAGATCGTAGTATGTAGCCTTGGGTTGAAGTTCATGGATGATTTGATTTTGCTGGGCGTTTTCCAGGAGAAGGCATTTTGTTTTTTCACGTTCTTCTTTTAATGCAGTAAAGGCTTTGATTGCTAGGTCAGGATTATTGAGTAATTCTTCTGTGGCATACATACCAGTTTTACGGATGGCCGGCAGAATTTCATCTGCAACTTTAGCCTGGAAAAATTCTGCGGTTTCGTTCTTGGCTTTCATTGCTAGGCGGTAGAAGATGTTTTCGGGGATAAAATCGTCTTTCCCAACTTGTTGGGAAAATCCTAATTCACTAAGAAAACCGTAAACCGTCTCCCACCGAACATATTCAGTCCCGTTCTTGGTTTGAGTAAAACCCAATCCTCTCGCCACATCTTCCAGATTTAACTGAGCAACACCGTTTTCATCAATAAACCCACGAACACCCGAAATTGTGATTAACTCGTTCGTAAATATCTCCTCCCCCTCTTTTTTTTGCATCAGCCAGTTAATCCGCCGCCGTCAATCCACTGAATCAATTTAGTTTTGTTAATACGGTAATGTTCTCTTGCCGGGCGCAATCCCAATTTAACCGCAGCTGGAAAGTCATCTGTTTTAACTATTTTTAGCATTTTAGCATAAGACACTCCGAGAATTTCAGCGGCTTCACGCACTTCTATAAGCTCCATTTTATCCACATTTGCACCTCCTTGTTCGCTTATTGGAATAACTTGTACGATAATCTAACGTTATTTTATCACGTTTAGCGATAATGTCAATAATAATTTGCCATATTTTTATTACTTTTAACGAAAAGGAAAAGGGCATAGAGTTAACGAATAATTTCTATATAAAATGTTAATAATTATTACGATATTATATGCTATAAATATTGTTTATAGCGAACAGGTTTTTTATCTCAATAAGCGAAAATAATAGCAGAAAGATGGGAATAATATGAAAAACGTTATAAATTCAGGAGGATTAAAAGTGAAATTTCGAGGCGAGAAATTATTGCGGCTTCGGGATGAAAAGGGTCTGACAATGCAAGACCTTGAAGAAATTAGCGGTATTAGTCAGAGCACCATTTCCGAGCTAGAAAATGGAGTTAAAAAAAATCCTCGCACAAAAACCATTGAGGCTTTGTGCAAGGCGTTGAAAGTTGACGATTATTATTTTTACTTAGATGAGGCAAAACTTCCAACAGATTTACTGCCGGATCTTCCCGACGACGTTAAAAGATTTCTTTTTTCAGGAACTAGCGTTCCGTATATTGTTTTAGCGGAGGAAGCAAAACGAGGTGGCATTTCACCCGAAAAACTTAAACAACTAATTGATTTTCTCTCAGAATCGAAGTAGTCGCATTGGCGGCTACCTCTTCTTTTTTTTGATCACTGTATAAAGTTAGAAATTCGTCCACATACTTCTTATCAACTACAAAATTTCCGTTTCTACGTTTCAGCCACTTAGCAATACCTAAATCTTCAACACAGTAACCCATAGTGCGCCTCCTAAAAATAACTTCCGGTCGAGTGCATGCTCCGCTTTAACTTATTATTGTTATTCTATATAAATTATTAATTACCTATCGTTCCTTTTGGAAAAATTTCGACAAATTATTTCAAAACAGGAGGATATCGTGGACAAAAAACCAAAGCGGGCAAATGGCGAAGGCACAAAAATGAAGTGGAATGAGAAGCGACAAAAGTGGGAACAACAAATTTCTATCGGCGGCAAACGCCCTACTCTTCGCGCTGATTCACAAAACGAACTTCGTAAGATGATATTAATCGCCCAGGGCGACGATCAGAGAGGAACATATATTAAGCCATCTAAGGAATTATTTAAAACCTATCTCGACAACTGGCTTAAATCAAAGAAACTCAGTGTAAAACTTACGACGTGGAAGCCCTACAGTGTATTAGTTCGGCTTCATATAGAACCGGAAATTGGCAATACTTCGCTACAAAAACTAACTCGCCAGAATATTCAAGATGTACTATTAAAAAAATCCGAAACGCATAAAGCATCCACAGTGCGCCAAATGGCTATGATAATTAAAAACTCATTGGAATTGGCCGTAACCGACAAAAAAATATTGCAAAGTCCTTATTCAAAAATTGAACTACCACAAATTATATTGCGGAAGGTTGACGTACTGACCACTGAAATTATAGAAGCCCTTTTGAAAGTTTGTTTTAAAACTAGAATTTATCCTGTAACATATCTAAATTTGTCTTGTGGTATGCGTCGGGGCGAAATATTAGGTCTAAGCTGGAAAAATGTTTTTTGGGATTCTTCCGAAATTGAGATAGAAAAACAATGGGTTCTTGAAAACGGAATGCCCTGCTGGCACGAGGAACCTAAGACAGATTCCGGTTTTCGCAGAGTAGAAGTACCACCCGAAATTATAACCATGCTGGAAACTTGGCGGTCAAACAAACCAAACGACATATATGTATTTCAGGCAAAAAACGGACTCCCGCAACATCCCGGCAACTTCCGGCGCGATTTCAAAAGATGGGTTAGGGCCGCGCAAAAATTAATCAACGAAAACCGAAAAAAAGAAAACCCGGACGCCGAATTAATTAATATTGATGCCATCCGATTCCACGATATTAGGCATAATTACGGTACCCAACTTGCCGCGAGAAAAATTCATCAGCGATTAATAGAGTCGCAAATGGGTCACAAGGATTATCGTAGCTCCCGCAGGTATATTCACGCTACGAAAGAAGGCAAACAGGAAGCCGCCAGTGCAATTTCGGATGCAATGAAAAGCATCCAAAAACCTAGTTGCACCCAAATTGCATCCACAAAGAAAAAAGCCTCAGAGACAAAGTCCCTAAAGCCTTGATATTACTGGTGGAGATAAGCGGGATCGAACCGCTGACCTCTTGAATGCCATTCCTGAGTTCTTGACTTTTATTTATTTAAGTAATAATTTAATCGATATTCGCGTTATTACTGCATTCGCTGATTCAATAGTTATGCGGCTTTTATCAAATTAATCACTATCGCTATTTGCGTTAATTATCTTTAATGTTATCGTGTTAATTAAAGATGCGCTGACATTGCATCCAAAATTGCATCCAAAGTTATATCAGCGCCACCACCACCAGCCCCACCAGATCAATCGCAAACACACTCACAAAAAATATCGCAACATCCTGCATCGGTATCATGCCTGTATCTCCAGTTGCCGCCGCGCCTGGGCCGTAGTAGTTACCAGGGTTATCCGGGCCTTGCGGATTCTTTCGGGCGTGTTGTCCGGGGCGTACTCATAAATGGCGATTTTATCCAGGCCGAACGCTCCTAAGAAAGGTATGTTTTGCCGTTCACATTCACTCACAATTTCATCCATCATTGTGTGAATTTTTCCCATGCTTATCCCTCCATTTTATTAACTTACCGCAACCCTGTTTCCGGGAAAGGGACAACTTTTTTATGCGGGTTTTGGGCTTGTTTATATACGTCTGGACGAATACCAGGCGTACATCAATTAAAAAACTGGCTGATGCGTTGATATGCAGTTATAAAGTTGTCAAGCAATCCAATTGCCATATATAAGAACACAGTAAAGGCTGCAAAGAACCCGGCTTTTTGAATCAAATTCGCCATGCGCCCATTACCAAAAACGGACATTAACCCTGCACCGACCACGCTTACCAACCCTATACCTATCAATGTTTTTATATCAATTAAGAAACTTGCTGGCTGCATAATTCTTCCCTCCATTTATTCACTAACTCGTCATTGATAATTAAAACCGAATCCCCCGGCAACTTAAACCCCCTTTCGCTTATCCTGATTTCCTTGTTTGCCCCGGTGATCGTGTTAGTCACCGTACATATGCCACTGTCATAATCCATTGTTATACGCTCCCAACTCTTAGCATGACGCATAAGCCACAGCCGCGCCCAATTGGCTGCTATACGCCTAAGTGGATAAGCTACAGCATCGTGATAATAGAAATATGGCAACGTCTGATTACAACATTTGATTTTACCATTTGCCGATAATGCTTTTAATCGCCTTTGCGCCACTCGCGAGGAAGGGAAGGCCAAAAGGGTTAATTGCTGAGTGTCCAACACCCCCCACTCTGTCAGTATCGCTATCACCTTTGCATTCCGCTCGAAGCATTCCCGGCGAAAATTGGTCGACAATCGGTATCACCTCCGGGTCGAGATATGGGGATTGAATCAACATAAGATCACAGCCCACTCGTAAATACCCCCTGCCGGGAACAGCTGGTAACCCCGCCGCCTCACCGCTATCCATTATTACCCGACTATCGACTTCGCTTTTTGTGCGAAAACAGAGCGTTCCTCCAAAGTTGGCCTTTGCGTCCCCGAACGATTTGCTGCCGAATATCTTACTGCTGGGCCGTTGAGTCGCCGCCACTATGCAAATTCCAGATGCCCGGCATAACCGGAGCAGTGTTTCAAGATCTTCCTGCGCGTCTTTATCTTTCAATTCCGCCAACTCATCTATAACCAAAACTATGTACTGCATTTTGCCGCCGTGTTGGTGGTATTTTTTTATATCGACGCAACGGGACTCTTTCAAGAGCAACTGCCGGGATCGCATTTCCTGAACCAACCGGGCAAGGCATTGGCATGTGGATTCCTGCTCTGTGACCAATAAAACGCGGTTTTCGAGGTAGTTGTACTCGCTCATTTTTAAGTCAACCACAACGACCACAGGCGGCTCCTGTAGGCTTAACAATGAATTAACGATGACATGTATCGCATTGGACTTACCCCCGCCCGTAGTACCACCAATCAGCATGTGCGGTAATTTTGCGATGTCGATAACTTCTAATCCTCCGGCAGAATATCCGATTGGAATCGGTAGTATCCCTTTGCGCGGATAATCAAAACTGTATTCGAAATAGTCTCCTAATAAATTCGTGCTAATTTGCAATATCGCCATTTTACCGGATTGACTGATAGCGACGTTGACCTTGTTCCCTCCAGCAGAGTCCCGGAAATAATCCAACTTACTATAGAAATCCTTAAAGTTGATCCCCGCCGGCAACGCAATCGTGAACATATACCCGTTTGCGGTTTTTTTTCGTTCGTGGATCTGTGGACGTTTATCCTCTGCCCAGAGTGCTTCGATGGTTTCTGTGACTGACAAGGGGATTTGCTGGCCTAACATGGGGAGTATCCCGGCGCGAACGTCGTGAATGATTTCAGTAAGCATATTCGTGGTATATTCACCTCGTTTCTGTTTTTCTAATCCTATTGTATTCGCGTGCGTCGAATATTTGCTTGTACCCAATAAAATTATTTTCGGAGACAAAAAAAGACCCGTTTAAGGGGTTTCCTCAAACAGGTCGTTTATCGTGCAGTTTAATCGTTTGGCAATCTGCCACGCATTATCTAGGTCGGGTTGTCGCTTCTGGTGCTCCCAGAGATTATATTGACCGACGGAATATCCCAACAGTGCGGAAAACTCCGTCTGATTCATTTCGTATTTAAATCGGTAATGTTTTAATCTGTTTTTTAACATACTAGGATATTCGACGGTTGGTAAAATATTCCTGCCGTAGATGAATATAGATGATTGTTAGATAAACTTTAGATGAAAAAAAGCCCCCACCTTTCGGCAGGGGCAGTAAAGGGGAGCTAATTAATTGTGACCGTTACAATCGAATCAGGTCGCGAATTGAAAACATCTATACAATTGTTTGCAGTTAGTGCGTACCCTTTTGTTTGTTCACCATTCAACTGCACAGATTGTACATTTTGTACATTTACACCGTCCGGAAGCCAGTAAATCCCGGCCCCGTCGATATTCTTCAGAGTCAATGTTTTATAGCACGTTTGTTCGACGGTCTGCGTGGCTGGTGGCGGCGGCATTACCTGCCTGCCGGTATGAATGGATGCGTTAGTTGATAAAACTTGTCCTGCGGCAACCTGTGGCGTCTGACACGGTTTTGCGATAACTGCTGCCGCCTGTGGCATCGGCTGGTTGTAATTATAGGCCGCAAGACCCACAATTAATGCCGCCAGGACAAGTACGACAAAAATTAGGTATTTTTTTTTCATTAAGCTCACCTCCTAACGCAATAAACAAATCCTTCGGCGTTATGCAGTAAGCCGGGACTCTAGGTAATATTTTGACCATCCCTTTTCTTAATCCCAAAGTGATAGTCTCACTACAGTCATAACGCCAATGCCATTTTTTATGAATAATCCGATGAAACACATCATAAATCATCCCGGCGAAACACGATCCTAGCAGACTATATTTGCAACCAATCAACGATCGCCATTTCCTGGACGCTGCCGGAAGGTCGGGAACATTAACCGAAATCATTTCAGTGCGGCACTTGTCGTATTTGTGGACATCCTCAGACACGACAACACCGCTGCCGAGCGCTTCCAGTATGCCATTAAACATCAGCACCCCAACGTGTACCGGCCAATCGCCGCCCTCGGCAAACGTGACCGCATCATCAATTATAGTGTCGGCCACGCTATCCCGATGGGCGAATACAAATAGAACGTTTACTTTACTCACGGTATCACTCCCAATTAGAGAGAAGCTAATTTCTGCTCAATTTCCGCGATAGCGTTCGACGCGCCATTGCTGGCCAGAGTGATCAGCGCCCGCAGGATAATTACTTCGGACGGGTCGCGGACATCTTTGACGTACAAGGATTTTGAATTGCCGGCTTCTTCGGCTTCCAATTCGGTAATTTTGTTATTGGCTTTCTGAATTAATTGTGACAGATAGCTGCCGCTATTGGTGGTATCCAATTGACTCACGACGGCCTGACTTACGGTGGATTCTACTTGCTTAACGGCAGCCTGTCCTGCTGTTGATTCAAGGGCTTCTTTGGCGTCCATTTCGGCTGTTTTTAAATCGAGATTCATACTAAACACTCCCTTAATTTTTTTTATAATCAGGCAACCCAATTGCCGGATTACTGTGGTAATAGATTCCTCTTGCGAGGAGTTGGCCATCTCTGATTCTATGGCCTCGATAATTCGTTGTTTGGCAATCGAAATGTCGGTTTGGACTTCAGGCATTTCGAATATGGCCAGAACGATAGCACGAAGAGCGATAAAGCTCATTTGACTCACTTCCTAGTTGGGCATATTAGGTAATTTTACTGTGATTGCTTTGTCAGTACCGGATAATACTACCACCGGACTCCCCAACACTCTTGGAGTCATCGCTTTTTTAACTGGATATGGATCTCTTCCTTGGTAACTACCACCGGCAATGAAATGACGAACCACATTAATCATGTGTTTGTTCTGCATGTCTCGCCGGAACCACGATAACGGAAACCATATCGGCTGATGGGAGTGACCTTGGAAATAAAAATCAGCATCACACACATTCGGCAATTTTGCCAAGGCATTTGCGATGCTGCCAACCATTGAACCATTTGAAGATCCATGCACGCCATATCCGGTATATACCGATGGTTTGCCATGATTGCCGTAACCTACCGAAAGCGAGATACATATCTCATCATCGAAGAATTTGACATCTAAGAATTTACATAAATCCCGAACATCTGTATTATCTTCTGCCGTCCGGTCATCATGGTTGCCGGAACAGGCTCCGATAATTTTATCTTTGATTGGCGCCAACTTATCAGACAAATAATATTTTTGTTCGCCTGGTGGAATGGCCTGGTGGTAAACGTTTCCGACTTTATGGTTTTTAAGATCGCGCTGGAACAGGTCGCCTGGAATAATCACCCTGGCAAAAGGATCTTCCTTGACGGCTAAAATATCATTGTCAAGGATTTTTTCTTGCCAGTTTTCACAGCCGACATGAATATCGGACATTATCATTAGGTTGAGATATGGAGCGTCTAAATAAGGTACTTCATATAGTTCCATCATTAATTACCAGGATGCGCTAAATACCAGTTTGCTTTACCTCTTAAAATCTCCCCACCACTTCCCCGGACGCCTGCAGGCGACAACATCCAGAAATCCCAGCGTTCGCAGTTACTAGCGGGACCATAAGTATTATTTGGATAACCAGTCGGATCAGGATACCCCGGATTATATCCGTCCAGATTGTCCCCCGCTTCAGCATGGGTCAAGAAATGCTGAATATCCAGAGGTACCTGCAGGGATTCCGACAATACTGCCATAACCTGGGCGATAGTTTCCACCTGGGCGTCCGTAATTGGTTCGGGTCCGAAGTTCACTGTGGTGGCATTAAACATAGCCATGGCAGCCATTGCCACGGCTCCTGTGTTGCGGTAATACGTATGCGCCAGCAGGGCCGCTAAATCATCAACCTCAGCGTATAAGCTGCCATCAGAATCAACCATTAAATGATAGTCTGGGAAGTGCTGCCCGTAATGTGCGGCACTCCAGTGGATATAAACTTTGACACATCTGTTTTCCCCGGCAGCTCGTGTTTCGAGTTTCGGTTTTGCGGCTAGGGCCATAGTTTTTAATTCTGATAGGGTTATTTTCATTTAATCTCCCCCCTCACCATCGCGTACTCTTCCATAGCCCGCCAAATCAGTCGGGCGTCATTTTTTATAAACGCCGCATTTGCCCGGATATGATATAAATACGCTAATAAAAACTCTTCTTTTGTTGGGTCAAACCCGGCTGTTTTTGTTGCGCCGATAGCGTTCTCGAACAGTGCAGGTACGTTCCCCGGCGAAAACAGGATCGCATTACTTAATATTACGTCCTGCATCGCCTCGCTGTATTTCGTCGCATCAAAACCGACTTTAAGCAATTCAGCAACTGCCGGCTGATAATACTGCATTTTTGCGTAATCCCGTTGAGCCTGCCCGAACAACGCAATATCGGAACTGGCCACGAATTTCCATGTAGCATTAAACGCCGCCGTCGGGGCCGTCAGGCCGTCGAATTTCGCGGCTAGGGGTTTATACTCCGAAATAGTCGCCATCCATTTAATGAACGCCTGGACCACTCCTGCGCCCGAATAGAACTGGAACAATCCGTAACTGCCCTCACCGTGTGGTCCGTCGTTCGGGTTGATCGCGCCGACGTTATTGGATGCCTCAAACCTGCTGGAAATGTCGCCTAGCATTGCTTGATCCTCCCCTCCACGGTTTTTATGGATTCGTCTCGTTGTGGGACTGGATCTTGTCCAGTTTTACATATTTTTTGCATAACCCAAACATCCGGCGTGGTGTAATGAATACCGGTCCCTGGCATACGGTGATGATCGACGCAGAGCATCATTTGGTTACGAACGTCATCCACTGTTGTTAGTGGCTCGTTAATCATTTTGTGACTATAGCCGTAAATGTCGTGTTCCAGCAGGTAGGCTTTCAGCTTGTCGTAGTCAACCTCGTTCTGCTTACTCCACTCACAACCGTAATGATGCTCTTCTATTTTTTCAGTGGCGCCACACACGTAACAATAATAAAAACCATCTTGTTTGATGGTTTTGCGTGCGTGTCTAAATTCGGCTGATTCTGTTCGCGGACCGTGACCACAGTCAATAATTACTTCTGTAAATGTGTGTTTCTCTATATGCTCCTCTACCATCTCACCCTCCAAAAAAATGTTTAACCTGTGGCCAGTAAGCAATTATCGTTGCAAGTGAAGCCCCTGCGCCGAACGCACCAACAATAAAAGTCAGCCGCCAATTTCTCTGCGTCTGACTCTCTACGATTGCCTCTTTTTTCCCCTCTTGTACGCCCGCATTTTTAGCCCGCGAAATTTCAATATCGCCTATTCGTCCATCAAAACCATCGTGTTCGTCTTGATTGTTTTGTTTACAGCTAACGCAATACCTGTCCTGGGAATCCAGCCGACCTTTAATTTCACCGACAATTTCCCGGATTTCCCCCATGTCGGTACCCATCCGTTCGACGGCAGCTAATAATAATATCTCAGTGTTTGCGGTCACAACCTTTACCCTCCTGCTTCATTTTTATTTCGTCTACTGTACGAGCAATATGAAGCAGTGTCTTATAGTCTGCGTCGGCCTTGGCTTCATTGTGTGATTGGATCACATTCTGGCCGACAATGATGATGGGTAGTAATACCAGTTGGAGTACCGTTTGGGCGAGATAGGTTACCCATACAAGGATACTTTGAGACGCGATAACTGGCGGCAACATAAGCAAATCAAGAATAAAAAAAGCATAGGCACACCACATTGTACCTACACCGTTTGTTATTTTAACTGCCAATCGTTCGTTAAAATTATTGACTTTCATAAAATGGTTTGGATGTCTTACTTCCGGATGCTCATTTTGTTGCACTCGCCCCACCTCCACTAAAATAGACGCTTTCGCGTCTTATTACCATGTTGCTATCGCTTGAACGGCGCCCACAGTTGTTGCGGCCTCGCGCATGTGTATCCAATGGTGCCACCGCACCTCCTTATAGTTCGGCTGTAAATGTCATAACTTGTGCAGCTCCGGTGGTTTGATATGCCGCAAAACCAAACGCATTGGTAATGCCAGCGGTATAACCTGAACCACCCCCGGTTACTGTTGGCGTTGCTCTCATCGTGGAAGGGAATGTGTAACTTGTATAATATGATGTGGTTTGACCAACCCATACAGTCATAGATAAAAAATACCGTTGACATAAAGCTAATTCGGTTTGTATCGGTAAAACTTCAAAAGGCGTGGCTACTGAGCTTTGCTCTAGCTGAACACCAGTGACATAAATATTGTCATCAGCACCGGCAGTACCACTAGGCGTGTAATAAAATTCGTACGCTATTTCAGTTTCACCGGCAGGGAGGGTGACGGTCTCCGTGAAACGCTGCCAAGATGTAGTCAAAGTATTAGCCTGAGTATTAGTAGCGTAACCTGTCCAGGTAGATATTGATGCGGTTCCCTGATCGGTTCCAGTGCCCGTGATAATGGCTGAAGTTAGTGAACCTCCACTATAGTTAGCACCTTCTTTAGCATAAAAAGAAAGCGTTACTGTTTGCCCTTGAAGAGGGATGCAGTTAACACTTTCTATTTCTTGTCCGGCATACAAGATGCCGGTTGATGTCGCGCTACTATTTCGTCCAAGTTTAAGGCAATCCTGGAACCCTGCTGGGCCTATAGCTGATTGTGCCAAGATACCGGTCGCCGTTGTTGCTTCATACCCAAAAAATCTATCCACAGATATATATGTTGGTGCAGTAGTTAACGCGCCAGTTGTTCCACGTTGTGCAATTCGCATATCTCCGTTAATTAATTTATTACGAAAAGGTTGGGGGCCACTACTCCACGCAGGATTTGCGCTAGCTCCTTGGGTTTGTAGGACTTGTCCAGAAGTTCCAGGGATAAGATTAGTCCAAGCTGATCCATTATAATACACAATATCGCCCTGAACTGGGCTACCAGGCAATATAGCCGACGCAGACCATATAGGGTTGGCACTAGCACCTTGAGTCTGCAAATAATACCCGGAAGTTCCTGGTGCCAATACAACCCAAAAGGTTCCGTTGTAATACATGATGTCGCCCTGAACCGGACTTGACGGCGCTGGCAAAAAATAAGACGCTGCATTACCATTCAAATATTGGGCGTTTAAATTTGGCACTACTGTATTAGATGTAATAACAAACGGCGCAGTGCCACTGGCTACCGTCGATGTTATTTGTCCGCTAAATGTAGCGCCTGAAAAATTATTCCATAATATTGTTCCATCGCCCGCCAGCGTACCCAATACATCACTGCTTGTAGCGTTAGCATTAGCTTGCATTACTTGATTGGTTGTGGTATTAATCCAAATTTGATACGGATATAATGGGTTTGGCGCTGTCGTCCCGGCAAATAATGTAACCAAGGATTGTAGGGCATTATTGAACCCCATCCTGACTTGGTAACCAGAGCCGTCATTGACGACAATGGGGTTCTGTGTTGCTTGTGCTAACGGGGATAATGCTAGTAAAAAAACTAAAAGTAGTATAAATTTTTTCATGCTTTACCTCCAGTTACGAAATTGGAACTGCTTGAACAGTAGCCACCGTGGGTGCGATCATAACCTGTGCTATAAGTGCGGCCTGTCTGTCAAAATATGGTTGCATATATTCAGAACAGAGAATCGGTATTTGAATAATTTCAGCAGCAGTAAGCACCTGAGTAGACCCACTCGCAAAAGTAATGGAGAATGTAAAAGTTGTGTCAGATTGTGCTTTTCTCTCCGCAAACAAAAACCTTACACCAGTAACTATGTCAGAAGGAATTGTTTGTGGGTTACCGTTGCTATCAATAAAAGGGATGCCGCTATTCTCAATATTATTGACATACGCCTTTATTGCGGCGATTTGTATAGCCTGCGCCTGTGCTAAGGTGATCGCTGAAGGCCAAACAGTGGCAGCCGTAAACACGCCGTTGACGACTGTATACTGGCCAGGGTTACTGTAAGATGCCTGGTGTTGTGCCTCGGTGATCTCAATATTTGGCGTAGGAATCGAAGTATATTGAGTTGTATCGGGATAATAACCCGTGATATTACCCTTTGAATCATAAGTTACAGTTACCACGCTAGATCCCCCTTTAACATCCTATTGCAAACCACGTGAAACCTCCGCCACTATATACCAAATTATTATAAGTAATTGTATAACACACAAATTGAGTAACAGATAATTCAGACACTTCACTAAACGCGCTTATCGACGGAAATGTTGCACTTCCAGTAACTGTTGTGTTCACAGATAGACACGTATTAGGAAAGGCTATTGGGAATACAACAGTTCCAACCCCACCAGAATTAGTAACTGATGTTCCCCACTGGATAATTAATCCACCAGGTAATTTTTGATAACCGTTAGCTGTCATTGATGCTAAAAACTGTCCCATATTTACCGCATCGCCTGAATTAACACCAGCCAACATATTGGTAATTTTATTAGACTGTGCGCTGATTCCGCCTGCTTGGTTTATTGCAATAATATTAGTTAAAACAGCTTCCAAAGCTGTAAAACTAGAATCGGAAACCGCATAACCTAAATTTGCTAAAACTGTAGCAAAAGCAGCAACAAAAGTCGATGATTGAAACAAAACTTTATTCATCATATTTGACGGACAAATACCCGACACAAAGCCGCCCGTTTGTTGGGAACTGCCATCATATGTAACATCTGTGGCTATGTTAGCCGCCGTACTATCGAATTGTTTGAAGTTTGTCGATCCGGCCATTTATTTCCCTCCTTTAAGTCAATACCACCCACGACCCAACGTCACATCCCGCAACATATGCGTCTTCAACGTCAAATCCAAACGCCGGTAATGTGCCAAATACGTAATTAACCAAGACCCCTGCAGGGCGCGGAACAATATAGCCATTGGTGATTAAATCGTGGATATTCGAACTAAAAATACCTGCTATAATTACATTCATCGTCATGTTTTGGTTGTCTTGAAGAACAATAATTCCATCAGGAAATAATAGTGACCACGCGGTATATAATGAAGGAATAGTCCCGTCCCAGGTGTTTTTTATAATAGTGGCTTTTAATAACACTTGGTAATCACTATCTGAAAGAGTCGGACTTGATCCGTTGGTCGGGCTAAAATTAACCGTTCTGGATTGTCCGATTAATTGCCCGATAAAATCAAGTTGTGGGCCAACTGCATTGTCAATATCAAAATAAAAATACATATTAGCCGCCAATGTTGCAGCATCGTTAAAAGGTGTTAAGAGCACCTGCAACCACGCCATAAATAGAGGTTTGTTTTGATATTCACTTGTTGGTAAGGATAAATAATATGTCATTGCAATGTATCCGGGATATTGGTCTACATCAACAATAGAATCAAAATCTATAACATCATTTATAGTGTTTTGCCACATTTGACTTAAAGGAGTTGGAGGTGTAATCATAATGCCCTCCTACGACACAGAAGCCAATGAAATATTAGCCACTGCACCTTGTGAAGCATAATTATAAGCAATCGTAATATCTGCGGTCCCCGTAGGACTCGGGGCAATCCCGGAATACACCGAACGAACGGTAAATATCGGACTGTTAATATTGGGGTTGGCCATCATTGCGACAGCGTTAAGAGCATCGTTTAAAACGGATTGACCGATTGCCAGTGAATTAAGATAATTGGCTACTGCCGTCTGAATTGCCGCCTGAACTGCGGCTGTATAAGCTGTCGTATTAATAACGTGAACATTTACAATTGCGTAAATCGGCGTATAACCCAGAGTATAATAACTGATTGGTGTTATATTGCCGTATTGGTCTGTTATATTAGTGGTCGTGCTGCCGTTCGTATAGGCTCCAGGTGTTTTCTTGGACCATATCGCGTTCGCAATCGCCGCCGACGTGGCGCTACCTTCAACAACCGCCGTTATTGAATGTGCCGGTAGCCCGAATCCGTTGGGGTCTGTTCCAGTTGAATTAGTAGGATTCTCATATACGATGTTCCGTTCAACCCCTGTTAGATTAGCTATATCCGCCTGTACGCCGTTTAACGGGCTATTGGACGCTATACCTGTACTGACTGTTTGCCGCGCCCTGAAGGCCGAGTCTGCTTCTGTGGGTTGCCCCGGTGTAGCGGGTCCGGTATTCGTGAACGAAGTCCAGCCATAAGTCGGTGTTGCAATATTTGAGATTGTTCCGGCAGCGGCGTTAATTGCTCCTGATGTTTCGCAAGTTACTGTTACAATTACCGTCCCGCCGCCGCCGATTGTGACCGGGGAAGGCAAGTCCCACGTATTGCCAGCGGGGTCCGTAACTTTGCCGCCAGTTATTACGGCGCCCGCTGTTCCGGTGACTAATCCTGTAGGGCATGTCGAATATGTAGGAACCTTGCGTTTAATACCGTTCAGTTTATACAACGCGTCCTGCCCGGCTCCAATGGCTGACTGGGCACCGAAAGAGTTATAGACTAATTGGAGGCCAGAATTACAGTCAGCGGCTATGGTTGCAATTATCGCTAACTGCTGGTAATCGGCGGCGTCATTTCCAAGATAGACGCTGGAGCCAAAAATCGCCTGCGCGTTGCTTGTGTAGTAAGCCAATATATCTGTGAAAGAATTTATGTGTAATCCGCTGGAATCAATACTTGGTGCTTGGTACGTCATTAGGCACCTCCTATGCGTTGCTCACCGTAACCGTAGTTGAAAAAGCCGTTGTAACTGTGCAGGTAAATTGGTATGTCCTGCTGGAAGAATTAAACGAGGATGAAAATGACGAAATCCCCGTAACGTTTGCCGTCCCGAGGATTCTTGTTTGGAATAAATTATCGACTATTTTTTTATTGGAACCGGAGGTTCCCAGTATTTGCTGCCATAGCGGTAACCCGTCTGTGATTGACAGGAACCATTCACCGTAAAACAGCATCAAACGGGTTTTGATCGCTTGAGCAACGGCAGCAGCTCCAGTTAAAAAGCCTTGGCCTGGACCACAGCCGAATGTATAGTCGCCTGATGGCGATAATGCTCGGTAAGTCATTGACGCCATGTTTTTCTCTCCCCTCCTTGTCATTTTATGGAATTATGCATATAATACAGTTAACCGGAAATAATAAATTTTGAGGTGTTGAATATGAGGAAAATAATTTTAATATTATTGCTTTTAATATTGCCATTATCTATTTGTCATGCGGGGCAGTATTACGATGACGCTCGATTACCATTAATATTAATTACATCAAATAACGACAGGGATATTTATATAACTGTTGATGAGTTTCAACGTATTGTTAATGATATTAGACAGAATGGAAACATATCAGCAGAATGTTTTGACTTTATTTTTGTATATAAAAACGAACAAGCAAGGGAAGACGCTGTACAATCAGCAAAAAATATGATTAATCAAGAAAACGAAAGAGTACAACAAATTTTTAATAAAAATGGGGCCGATTATTATACAGCAGCAGATGTGCCAAATCAATTTCTTATTCTTCACCCAGTTGATAATCTAACTTGCATTGATATAGTTATGACATATGCTAAAAACAGTGCAGGCGAGGAATATACTGATACAACACAAATTGCTTTTATGAATCCACCATACAATAAAAGCTATTATTTATTACCTACCGATGATCTAACTTGTAATTCTTATATACCTAACGATGGATTGTTAGCTCTCTATAAAAACGAATTTCATAAATATAGTAAAATTACTCCCTTTACTCAAAATCTAATTAGCTTAGTTATAAAAAAAGCTATGGGCTAAACAACCCCACCAGTATTACTACCGCCAGATTGCACTCCTGAGTGAGTATGCGCCATAAAACTTCGATTCATAATATTTACGGTACCACCAAGAATATTAATAGTGGTGCCGTTCATTTCAATAATAGCTGCACCAGCAGCGTTTCTTATTTGAAATGTATTCGTAACACCTGTTAACGAATTGGGAATTGAAATCCGGCAGGGATAAAAAACAGCGTCGCTCAAATCATGGCGACGCTTTTCTACTTGATTTTGTATGCCGCCCGATTGCCAGAAGGCATCATAACATTTGTCTTGATAAACTATAATTCCTTCGTCACCAACGTTTAAGGGCCATGTTATGGCATACCCTCCGCCTCCGGGATATATCACAGGAACATTAATCAAAATCGGCAGTTGTACGTGAGATATATTGCCGTTAATATTAAGTCGTTCTCTTATTGCTGGTTGGACAGTACATGTGGCGGGGGGGCCAGGACTAAACGACTGTATAATTCCCGGCTCTGAAACCCGCATATCAAAAGCATGTTGATCTAATGCCTTTTTCTGAATTTCTTCTGGCATCATCATCAGTTCCGGTAAAGTTACGTGTGGCATAGGTATTCCTCCTAGTTCGGAGATTTATCTAATAAATACGGCAGCGCTCCTTGTGGCGTCATCGCCAGTGCTTCCGTATACCAATCATTCCCCCGAGTATCACCATAATGAGATACTTTTACAACTTTGTAACTACCCGAACTCAAGATATATGGCAATTGTTGGCTTCCATATTGTACTTCTTGTTCATTAATCTGCACTTTACTATCAAAAGTAATATCCATAGGGGGCCAAGCAAGAACTATTGATGGATTCATTAAAACCTTGAATTGCACTCCTGCATCCACTTGTTCCGGATAGCCAATTAACCCCCCGATTGGAGGAAGGTATATTATTAACGACTGTCCTGGTGGCACGTTGCAATAAGAAACTATGTTCATTTGACCATCAGAGAACCAAAACTGAGAGTTGTTATCCTGTGCGATATCTCGAAATACCTTAGAAGGATCTGCAAATATTACTTTTCCTCTAGGTAGTTGTTTTGATTGAAGATTAGCCATAAGAGTACCTAATGGTATTGGTGTTACTGCTTGATTAGCAACGCCCTGAACAACGGCCTGCTGGTCAACACCGGCAGCAAATGTCAGTGATGCGTAATTGTTTCCATATATTAAAGATAGACCATCAATACAGTTTAAGATTAATTTATTATCTATCGCGTTTTCGTGCATTACTCTAGTCTGAAAAACTTCCCCCGTAAAAATCCTACCATAGTTTCCATTTTGATAACCGGCCTGAATAACAATTGTCCCTACCGCTGGCGAAAACCCTTGAGTCGGAGGAATTATCGAATTTATAGTTTGGGCATTTAAATTCCACACAGTAACTTCAGCGAACATTATAGCCTGATATCCAGGGCGTTCAATCCGAAATGTAGCATGTGGGGCATAAATACCAAATTCATCAGAAGTTAATGTGATCGCCTGTCCACCGTTTGCTGGAATAAAAGCTATATGCCACTTACGCCCCCATGCAGAATCCAAATCACTTGCATTTACCGCCATTTTCTCACCTCAAGCTGCCGGAGTATCATACCAGATCGTAACGAAATCCGACCCCAAATTTGTGTTATCTGGGTAATCTTCTGGGCAGTTGTCTATGTTAAAGATATACATACTTCCTATTCCCAAGTAAGCATATTGACCAAGAATATTACCAGTAGGGTAATCACCCGTAACCAGTGGAATAGAGTCTAAAATAATAGCAAGCGTATTTGGATTGGTAATTGTCATACTCCAATACCCTGCCACTCTGTTATATACAAGAGTAATCATCAAAGATACATTTACGCCGTTAATACTGCCTGTTACTGTTCGTGTCTGGTTTGGCGTCGTAGTAAGCGGGATAATCTGTGCTGCCATATTATCCTCCTATTTCATAAAGACGGTATCTCCGTTATCTAGCTGTTTCGTTAATATGTTTGCGAAAGATGTTTGCTGGGTTGCTTTTACCGTTGGGATATTTGTGCTTGCCGTCGGCGCCGTAACAGTAACCGGCGTAACTGGTTGATTCCCTTGATTGCTTGGCGGCGTCGCGGTTTGCGTCATGTCATCACTAGAAACCGCCGTAATATTTGCGGTAGTCGCAACCATAATCTGTTTTAATGTTACTGTGGCTTTCAAGCTGGTCATAGTCTTGTTATCTCTGGGCGCAACAACTTGTTCGATTAACATATTCTCATAAATATTTAGATTGGTGTTAAGTTCCAATACAGTTCTGCTTTGCTGCCAGGTCATCAGTTGTTGATAAGCGTTTATTGATCTTCCTTGCTGTGATCCCCATTGTCCCTGCGCAAAGCTGACCATTGCATCGCTCATGCCAATTTCTAAAGTTACTGTGGCAGGCATCATGTAAGCATGGTCTGATATACTAGCCCCGGTCTGTACAGGATGCTGTGTAATGGTTGATTGTGTGCTGTGATTTTCTGAAAATACTGCGTCGAAATACCAAGACGTTACCACATTATTACTATCTGTTGATGCAAGATTAGTTTTAATCCCGCATAACTTCGCCCACTGAGGGGGCCTAAACGGCCCCGGATTTGATACCGAATATGTATCTGGAGTAGGGTTGCCGGTAGGGGCGTTCATATTATTCACAACTGTCGTATATTCCTGCCAGTCTGAATAAACCTGGCTGACAGGAACTAAACTGCCGGGTAATTGACCGTTCATAAACTCACCCCCTAGGACGTTGAAATACCACTAGCTACTCTGAGTTGCCGCGATGTACCAAGCCCTATTTGGGCGTTTAGTTGTTTGGCTATTTCCGCCGCATATTGTGACGGGTTTGAAGTGCCGGGCGGTAGTTGAACGTTTATGGTGCCGATGTTGGTATTGACGGAGCTGCCGCTACCGCCCATGCTGCCGTTTGGAGAATAATTGCTTGCTATATAGTTGCCATAACTTTGCCCAGATCCGCCAGGCATATTTGCAGCAACTCTACCTACATATTGCTGATTCTCTGTACTGTTTGCAGTTTTTGGGTTTCTCCAGCTAGGTCCACCATTATAGGCTCTAAGCGCATCGTTCCAATTACCTTGAGATTTATACATTTCTGCCAAGTAAAGTGTTCCACCCATGATGTTTTGATAGGGGTCAAAGGCATTAGTTACCCCCAGGCTAGCAGCAGTACTCGGCATTAATTGCATAAGACCCATAGCTCCAGCAGGGGATACTGCCCTAGGATTCCATGTAGACTCAGCGCCAATTACACCACGAATAATGTCTACAGGTACTCCATATTTCTGAGAAGCAGCACTTATAATATCATCATAGCTACTATTTGATCCCATAGTGTTGGGAGAAATTTGCTGTGAAACACCGGATGATCCTGATGGTATATCCCCAGTACTTCCCGCTACTGTCCCTCCAGCAGTATATGTTTCCCAGTCTTTTGCCAATTGTTTGTCCATCTGGTGTAATATTTTTACAGCGCCCGTTAAATCCCCAGAAAGAAAGGCTGAGATAGCATCAAATAGGCCTGCAAACTGATTTGCCAATAAGTTAGCAAGGTTTATCGTATAAGTTATTTGTTGGTTAATGCTTTGGAATAAATCTTTTATTGCCTGAGTTTTAAAAAAAGCAGCCACTAGCTTAACGACTGCCCCAGTTAAATTCTCTACTGCTGTTAGGGCTTGTTTAAGAGCACTTAACTCTCCGTCATCTTTTGCTATATTTAGATAATCTAACCAAACATCATAAAGAGTTTGTACCCAACTAACAATATCTGATACAAGATTCAAAATAGGAAGAAAAAAAGCCGCTATTTTACTAGTCCAATCAGACATGTTATTTGTTATCCAATTATTTAACTTAATAAAACCATCTAAAAGATTATCTATCGGTTTCTGAAGATACTTCATTAACCAATAACCCATCCATTGCATACCATAAGTCATCTCTACTTTAAAACGGGTAAATTCAAAACGAACATCACGAATGTGTCTTGCCATTCCTTCTGCATCATTGGGTAATTGCATTTGTTTCTGTTGGTCTATTAATGATAAATATCGTTGCCTTAATTCGGGCATCCATGCAATATCATTAATGTTTTCGCCCATGGCATCAGTAGCTATCTTATACTCTTTAGCTTGTTGTACGCCCATATACATGTGCAGTGCTAGTTTTTGATATTGTAAATCCAACTGCGCAGTCTTATCAATCAATCCAGCTGTCGCCGCCGTAATAGTGGTTAAAACAGTCGTTATTGCTGTGGCGGCAACCGTGTAATTTTTAACCCAACCTGAGGTATGGGACTGAATAGCACTGGAGACGTCCTGCAGGGTTTTGTTGAATTTATTGAATCCTTGGTTATCGACTTGAAAACCAAGGGAAACCAAATATTGTTTTATAACGTTTGCAGTATCCATGCGTTATCCAGCCCCTTCTCTCTTTAACTCTTGCCACTCTTGAAATCGTCGTTCATTTTCTCGATCAACGGAATAATATTCATGGAAATTCAGCAGATCCTCAAGAATATATGTTCCATCTTCTAGTTCATGTTGTTGCCATCTTCCCACCGATACAGGAAGCCATAGATAAGGATCTAACGTAGGGTACGGAAGAGGGTTATACCCTTGAAAGTCTCTTTGTATACCTTCAATACCCTTTCGGCGAAAAAAGCAGATATATTGAACTCCAGCACATTCACAACTAGGCTAATTACTACGGCGGGGTCAACCTCTATTTCAGGAATAGACCAGATGCCCTTTGTAGCCATTACCGGCACTGTATACTCAACACCGTTAGATTCTTCGACTTGATACCTTTTGCACGCCATCATACAATGATGAATCAAATCAGAAAAATCTTCCTCAGTCATTGCCGAGCGATTAAACGGCAATACTGGTAATCCCAACTGTGCTTCCATACCCGGAGGAAGCATTTTTACTATTACCTGGCTTGCTATCCACATTGCCGTTGCTACGGGTAATTTTGAAATTTGATATTTGATAGGTTTATTATCTTCGTCAGCAATAAAAACGTCTTTAAATCTACTAGACATTTTTTAAGACCCCTCCATTTAATAGGTAGACGATTGAATATCAGCAAACGGGATCGCCCAACTCACCTTGCCGCCCTGACTGGCATACGCCTTATCGGGATTCTTCGGAATACTCCCGCCAGTACACTGATGCCCAGTCCCGTCCACGGTATTCCGCAACGTCAACGCCGCATTCGCGAAATTGCTCACGTCGCCACTACGGGCAGCCGAATTAACGAAATTAAACCAAGACAACAGGTACTTGTGCAATATGGAGGTCTGCTGGCATTCGATAGTAATCGTGCCATTGTCTCCCGCAATATAACTAATTTGAGCGCTTCCATCAGCCGCAATATCGGTGGCGGTTTTTTCGGTAGCATAACTAACAGAAATTTGACCTATTCCAATGTTACCGGCAATCGTTATCCCGCCGGCCAACGGATGAGTAAAAACGCCCATAAGGTCTTTAAAACTATAAGTTGTTGGTGTCATTTTTCATCCCTCCTCATGCCTGCGGATATACGCCGATTATGATATTCTGAATACCAGATGCCTCGTTAAGACATACATAAACTGGCGGTGATGTCCGGTTTGCTCTCTGCGACGTGGTCAATGTGTTACACGATGGAGCCTGTACGACGTAACCCTTCGGCATGGATTCACCATAACTGAGATTTAGCACTTGGGCTAATCCCCAAACGCCAGGAGCAATATAGCCAATGTTCACGAAATTATCGCACTGCTGGTTAATTGTGTGAATTATCTGGGTAACGCCCTGATCGGTTAACGGCACTTTCGGGCTGTCGCACAGTAAATTCATGACCTGCGTTTGGATGGCATTCGACAACATGTCTCTATATAAAACTTGATCCATAAAGTATCCATTAGACATTGCACCCTGCTGAAGAATACTGAATTCGGAATTGTACTGAACATAAACATTCAGGCCCATACCAAAAGTAGACCCAGGAATGCCGGAAATGTTCGCCACTTGATTGGATGTCAGTGGTTCTGGTGCTAAACCAACTAATTTCATAAACATCATTACGAATGCCGAATTCGCAAGCCCGGTATTATTTCCGCAGGCGACGCCCATTGCCATTACAGCGGCATAAACGGATTGGGTAGAGTAAATACCCCAGGTTCTAGAGTAATTTGCGGCCTGCAGGGTATACCCGACGTTCCCCGCCGTATTAGCTAAAACCGCAGAATCGGACGTGGTAAACATGTACTGAATGTACGGCATCATAGCTTGAGCCACAGGGGCGATTGCTTCATGGTCGGCGGTAACGGCGTTCAAAGCCACGACTTGGTACCAGGCATTTGAAGCTGAACGACAAGCATTAATGGCCTGCAGGCACGTTTCGCCAATGACCGTAATATTGAGTTTACATCCGGTTCCAGATTTGTTGGTGGTAGTCGCCAAGGTGTTAGCTACGGAATATCCGGTACCTTGCGTTACTTGAGAGAAAGTTGTAACAACTCCAGAGCTGACAGCCGTTACTTGGAAAACGCCCCCACTTCCTCCGGACTGAACAACCGTGATTAAATCGCCCACTGCATAGCCGGTGCCGCCTGTGTTAAGTGTTGCGGTCTGAATCGCCGTGGTATCTTGCAGACCGACCCAAAGGACCAATGGAGCCGGATTCTGGTCAAAATATGCCAAAGACGCTAGGTATTCAGGGCTTGAGGAATTGAATCCATAACTCAGTAACCCAGACGGACTCTGGAAAGATACTAATCTCGTTGCATTTGGAATAACAACTGAACTACCAATAACCAAGCCTTGGTTAAATGTTTCATTGGCTACAGCAACGGGGGAAACGTTTACAACAACGTCGACTATGGTATTCAGGTTTAAGACTGGATTGGACAAGAAATATCACCTCTATTCATTTGTTATGGTGACGGTATTTATAGCGGAATCATTGGACTGGCTGACAACCGGAACCTCAGCGATTGTGGCAATTGAAGTGTTGCGAATAACGGACTCGTAAAACTGGGCACTTAAATCCCATCGCTCCCACCACTGGCCCATGAAGTTTTCCGGCGCCCGGATAGGGTCATCAACTTCGGACATTAGGTATAAATTGTTGGCCACAAATAAATCATGGATACCGTCGTAAAATAGTTGGTCCCGAATATTAACGGCGTTTATCATGGCATCAGGTCCGTAGCACTCCCAGAACACCTGCCAAACACGGGTATAACTGGTTGATTGGTTGAGATTTTCAGAAACAATATTGCATTTACTATAAGAAAACAGTTGGTTAAAATATTGAGTTGTGGTGATTGGAGTAAGTTGAACTTCCCGGATTTTGTTGTAATGGTGACCCGATACCGGCACGATTCGTAAAAACACATAATCCGAATTAATAGTAAAACCCGGCGCACCTTGTTGGGGCCAGGTTTGACGTATCATTGATTTAGTTGCTGTTGCTGTTGGGTCCAGTCCGAGCATTGTCGCCGTATTAACAAAAAACAGGCTTTTTAAGCCTGCAGTAAGATTTATTTGGTCTGTTGCCATTTAAGCACCTGCCATTCGCACGCCGCAGGCTTTGTAATACCCATAACTCAGATAAGTAAAATCTTGCCATACTCGGTAGGTGTCACCGTTCCAGACAAGCTGGTCAGCCGTCCCAGGATCAGAGTGTGAAGTTAATAACGGCTGTGAAACATCGCTATAAAACACCATCATACCCTCTACCCTGTCGCCCTCAGGTACCTGTAAAACGTCCTTGGAGTTGGCCGCGATTACTGGTCCCCAATAAGTTATCGGCGTAGGATTGGGATCAGGAGTCCATTCACCGTCGTCACTCCACTGCCCGGTATTGTGATAAACGGTATAAGTCTGGGCTAACAGCGGGGAATTAATTATTCTGGAAAGATTAATCATCGCCTTCACCTGCCTGCTGGCCGTTTTCGCGGAGGACCCAAACAATTGCTTTCTGCATTTGAGCTGTATCTATAAGTGTGGTCGTAGCTTCGCCTGGATTGGCGAGAGCTTCTTTTTTCTTTTTGCCCCGCATTTTATCAATTTTCCGCGCTATTGTTTCGGGTGAATCCGGAGGCCATCCATTACGCTGGTCATAAAACCATTCTTGAGCCATGGTTTGACCCATCAATCCAACGGCTTTAAGTTGTTTTTTCGCCTGTGCCGGCTTACCTTCCAGTAGTAACTGTGCGGCTGTTCCCATTCCCTCAGATAACTTCGCTTGCCCATGCTCAATAGCTGGTTCAATTACTGGTCTTGCAGGGATGTGGCGTAACGCGCTACCATGCGTATGAATATACAATAACTCCGCATTATTTACAGTATCAGTACCCTTCCTCGCCGACTTGTTCTCCGGTATCCCCACCAGCACATCCATATTCATCAACGCGGCCATGTCTTTTTTGATCTTATCCAGTCCGGGACCAGATGCTGACGCTGACGCTTTCGCAGTCATCGCACCACCATTCCCCCACGGCCAACCATCCTAGCCATCGATGCTAACTGAATCCCGAACGATGTCGTTTTCCACATGGCCCACCCAGGGAGATCCCCGGCAACCGACGATATATCATAACTGCCGGAAACGTCACCCGCAGATACCGCCGATTCGGGAAACATTGCTTGCGCTGTTGCTACTACCTGCGCTGCTGTCGAGTTTGGCCCGGATTGCGTCTGCAACCACAACGTACAAAAATGCGCCGTATACAGACACATGGCGTATTGCCACATTGAATGCCATCGTACCTGCAGGATAGATGCATTAGCCATCGTGATATACATTTGCTGGATTGTTATAGGCACAAGCATATTATTGTCTGGCGTCTGGGTATCACCGAACTGCGGGAAAACCGCCAGGAAATTGGAGATAGTAAATGTCGGGTTCGAGCCGACAAGAATATTTGATGCTCCAGATGTAATCTGCTGGGCCATCGCCTCAACGTTATTGCCGTATGGGCCAATCACTTCGTACATATCATCACGTCCTTAATTTTTCGCGGGACGTCCTCGTTTAACGGGTTCGGTTACCGGAATGTCTTGCTTGTCGTCACTGATCAGACAGTTAATCGCATCAGCTTCGCCTGTGCGGGTATCCTGGAACACAACAGGAATTGCTTTTGCAACGCTCGGATCGGGCATTTGATCGCCTTCGGCTCGATAGATAGGCGGGTTGAGTTTGGGTTTTTCTCCAACGTCATCAAGCGGCACGCCGCCACCAGTGAGGTTGTTTTCCTCTTTCAAACGCCGATTTTCTTCTTCAAGTGCCTGGATTTTTTCGTTGAGTTTCAAAACGTCTTCGTTTTCACCAGCACCGGAATAGGTCTGAATGCTTTTATCGGCAATCGCCATTTTGAAATATGGATGATCCGCTACCCAGTCCGGCAGGGCACAGAAACCCACTTTAGTAGAAACCCGAATAAGTTGACCGTGTTTGTCGATTTCGCCACGGTCAAACGATAGTGTTTTGTTTGCAAATACTTTCATTGTTCTCCCCCTCTGATGTAATAGAAAAGGACACCAATCGTTTGACTGGTGTCCTCGTCTTTTTTAGTTTTACTTTGGTTTGCGTTTTATTCGTTTGGCATCTTTATTCGTATTCGTCAGTGTAGGACTGTAACGGGGCGGTGCAGTTATTGCTTCTTCAAACGACCACCCACGCTGATAAATTCGCTGACGCAGTTGGTAATAAGAAACGCCTTTGATTTTGGCCCAATCAGGCAATACATGAGTTTCACCCTCATATGTGTAAAATTTTGATCGCCTTTGATTGTTAACTTGCATTTTTTGGTCAGCCCACCGGCAGTTTAACGGTTCATAGTCACCATTATTATCTTTTCTATCAAGAGATACTTTCCTTCCGTTTTCTGAAGGATCTCCCATGTCTTTGTAGAAATTTTCGAAGATTAACCATCGTTTACATACTTTTATGCCTCTTCCGCCATAGTCTTTATATTGTTTATCGTTCGGATTAAAGCATCGGCTTTTAATATGGCACCAAGCATCATAAACTTTTGATCCTTCTTTACCATGCTTGAATTGCGTCTCCGCCGCTCGTTCTTTTTGTAAACACCCACAGCTTTGAGTAGTTCCTCTTTTTAAACTTGGTGGCAATATCCATTTATATATACCGCATTGACACAGACAAAGCCACCTTGCTTTTTCATGGTCATACTCTATTACTGTTAGTCTACCAAACTTTTGCCCCGCAAGATTTTTTAACCTCATTACCACATCACCCCTTTATACATATTTTACTATATATAAAGGGGGTTGTCAATAAACTATATGGTAAAATTACACTGAACTAAATTCCATCAACCGCTGCCATTGTGGTCGGAGCAAGTAGTTTTAATTGACTGAATTGCCCACTGTATAATGTTTCGTAACTTGCGCTTAAAACACTAGGGGCTGTCATGATCCTAGTTAAAGGGACTGTAAGATCCCAGTTAACTCTCAACGGATCTTTAACATAAGCCAGCATTCTCTGAGTCGAACCAACACCAGCACCAAGTGCCCACACGCTAGGATAAATGCCCAGCGTCCGGCCCTGGTTAACGCAGATGTTATTCTTCAACAGGTATTCAATAATTGATTGAGTACCAGCCAGCGATACCATCTGATTGCAAATATAGGAATAGTTGTACGGATCAATCAGAATGTGATTCGCCATACCAGACAGATCATTGCCGGAGTTCTGCCAGGTCAGTGTGATCAACTGATTGATATCGTACATAATTTCATTAGGGGTTTTGTTGACCCAGAGCCGCGAATTACCGGCTGAATTCATTGCCGCCAAAGACGAAGTAATTAACGGACTATTGAACAGGCCAGTAGTGGCAGCTTTTGAAATGCCGTTATATACGTTACGATCCATGACTTTGTTCCAGTTCAGGCGGATGCCGGTGTCGAGAATCTGCGACAGTGAACGTCCGACCTGTTGCATAGCCAAATCATCAAAAACGGGAAGCCGGAGAACTTCACCGAATTTGTTGGTCTGCCAGATGTCTTTGCTCACATTGGCCTGGGAAATTGGCACATTGTTAGTTTCTTTGCCCATGATCGAATCTTCTTCGTTGCCAGTCGTGCTGTAATCAACGAACACATTCGACACGGTTTCAACCCATCCGCCACCAGGAAGAACATCAACGTCTCTGGGATAAAAATATGAAGTAAGCGGTTCAATCAATCTGGGGTCTTGCTTCTCCAACTCACCAATTAAAAAAGCCCCGGAACTCGCTGTTCCAGCGTCATAACCAGGACCGTAATACCCTTGCATTGGTTGGAATGCGCCTTTGGTGCCGTCTCTAAGTGCGGCGTCCATAGCAGAAGCTTTAAAAATGCTATTCATTGTATGTCATCCCTCCTATTACGGATTTACCGCGTATTTGATGGTTATTTCAGTGTTCAGGTTGGTGTCAAGCTTGCCGGTTGTAAAGCAAACATTCGGCAACGCAACGGCGGTCGCACCACTCAGAGTGGTCGTGGCAGTTGCCCAAGAACCGATAGGCGAAGTCGCATTACCAACAGTAACGGCGTAAACGGTGCCTCCAGTGGTCGGCGTGCCTTCAGGAAGGTTGACAACGCAGGTACCTTCAATGAGACGATCACAGGGCTGGGCACCAGGCAGATAAGATCCTGCCGGAGAACCGCCGCCAGAACCGAGCGCATAAGTGAAGGTCTGTTGAACTTCGGCCACGGCAACGCCAGCGAAATTTGCGGCAACAGATGAGGCGACACCAGTACCAGTTTGGCCCCAAAGGGATACAGTATTGGTGGTGGTTCCAGCAGTGCTGTTAAGGATCAACGGAGCACCAAACGGTACGGCGGACATCTGCTGAACACCAGAACCATTTAAGAGGGAATAGACGAATTTGGCGTCAATTTTATTGAACGGGTTCCGGGAGACTTTACCGGCATACCCTAGGTTGAGATCTTTTGCGATTACAGTACAAGGCATTATTGTACGCCTCCTTCCAAGGCTTTCCCGGCTTTAGCCAGGGCTTCACATGCGTTAATTGACCGCTGCATATGGGACTGCGGTTGATTGGCGGTATTCTTATCCATAGCCGCCTGACGATTGCCGGCGAGTTTGGATGCAATTATGCCGTAAGAATTTTTACTGGACTGCCGGGCATCCTGGACGGTAGCACGCAGCTTATTGGCTGCCTCAAGGCGAAGTTTTTCGTCGGGAATAGCCATGATAATCGGCGCCATGTCATGCACGAATTTTTTCATGGAATTGGCGTCGTGGGCCTTATCCTTAGACTCTTCCTTCTTTTCCTCTTCTTTAATGGCTTTCTTGTCTTCCTTTTCAGGATAGTTCTCGTCGGGATCAGCGTCGGCACCGTCTTTATAAAACTCGTCGCATTCTTTCTCGACGGCATCCATAACAGCTTTAGCGTCATCGACTTCGGATTTTTCAGCCGATTCGAGTTTATCTAGGCGAGCGATGGCCTGTTTCAGAAGGGCCAGGATTTCGCTGTCGCCACCCTCGGCGGCGTCTTTGACTTCCTTTTTGTCTTCGTCAGGTTTTTCGTCCTTAGCGCTACAGTCTTTAACTTCATCTTCCTTCATGGCGTCCATCGCCTTAGCGATATCTTCCGGTTCAGCGTCTTGGGCAAAGGCTTTAAACCCCATCGCTGCCAAAAGTTCTTTCGTGATTTTACCCACTCTTTTTTTGCCTCCTTGTTCCGGTTTTTGGTCTTGAATTGCTACTCGCGGACCGGCTCGTCCGCTGGGTACAACAGCTACGTGATTGCCGCAAATCTCTTTTTGTTCATATTGGCCATCTTCCAAAGGAACCCAAATACAGTCATACCCGCAGGATACTTCACGTTTATTACCGGACTTTATCTCGGAAATCAACAAAGCGTCCTTAATTACCAGATCAGCCAATAAAAAATCGCCCTCGCGGCGAATGTTGGTTGGCTGTCCTTTTTCTGCCATTTCGACAGTGTTAATGTCAAGGTTGGCTACGGGATGCTTATTAGTTACAGATTTCAGATTAAAACTGGCCATTGTTGCCGGTGAAAACAATTCTTCCGGGCTGCGATAAACACGGCAAAGACGATCTGCTGGTTCGTTAAAATTTCTTGGCAACTCGCGGCCATAATAATCCATCCAGCCTATTCGACCTATAGGGACATTCAAACAGATCAAATATCCCTCTTCAGTCTCAGCCATGTTATCGCTAATTTTATCTGCGTAAAATGCTAGTGCCACGCCATCACCTCCTTATGTGGTGGCTAATACTATGATAGATCCTCAGACCACTCGATAGCATACGAAACGGTATTACCGCCTGAAAGTGCCTGGGCATTCAGATTGATTGCCAGACATTGAGCAATTCCACGAAGAATAATGGGTTTGTCATTGCGAGTCGCAAAATCAAAGACCAGATTACTTGCGGCTCCAGCGGTAGCCAACGGAAAATTCAGTTTCTGCGAACTAACAATAACCCCAGTTCCAAGCCCGGTAGGATTGACCGAAAACTGGTTAACTACTCCTGTCGGGGCTACGTCAGAACTATCAAACTGTGAAATAGACGGCTGCGTCGCGGTACCGCCCGTATTCGCTACGGTACGTTTGACCAAGGAAACATCCATGGTTCCAGCAGTGGTGGCTAGGCCGCTGATAACGACTCTTTTTATTCTTAGCGTCTTTGTGGCACTCCCCACCAGAGTAACAATGTCGGTAGGAATTGCCGCAGGAGTCATTGCAATTCCAGCGACTCCATAGGTGGCGGCTGTAGATTCTTCGGTCACATGCAGGTTACCGTCAGCATCTACAGCGGCACCAAAAATACTGATATTTGCGTCTCTTGGCATAAGTTTAAAACCTCCTTATTTTTGGGTATAAAAAAATCGCCCTTATGGCGATGGACTTGATAGTTACTTTTTCATGGACATTCCCCCTTGCAAAATACGCATCTTATAAAGCGTTAGATACATTAATAACTTCTGCCCATGCGTTCCAGCCACTGGTTGAATCAGCTAGATAGGCGACAATGGTCTGGTCATGGGTGAAGTCGGCCCATATACCATAGCAACAATCACTGACCGTAGTTGATCGCTGATAAATCTGCTGGACAGTAAATCCATCAGTTGCGTAAATATTGCCATAGCCGATACAACCATTTTGTCTACCGGACTGTATTGCACCAGGAGTATTCCAGCTAAAATAAGCTCTGGAATTGGTGTAATCAACTGGCCCCATTGACCCAATTGGGACTGACCCAGAGTTCCAACTCGGGCAGACAAGCAATGGAAAATCGAAGTATAAGGTGCTGCCCGGCTGCGTGCCGCCAACAGGACGAATATACCGCGAGATCCCGACTTTGGCGTCATCGCTGACGAATAATACACAATTCTTGAGCGGGAAGGCGTAAGTTGGCTGGGACTCCAGTGTCCCCTGTGGATAGGTAGCTCTGTACCAGTTCACGCAATCAAAGGAGTAAAATATCATTGTCCAACTGATATTATCACCGCAACTAATCCAGTAAATGCCCTCGTACGGGTCGTAGACGCAAGAGTGGATGTGTGAGGTATAGCCGCTTTGATAAGGTATATAGGTACTCAGAGTAAATATTAGCCCCCACGTTACACCACCGTCTAAGCTACGAAATACCTGAGCATTGCCGGTGTAATTGTGGTCGTAGTTGGTACTCAGAACAATATTTTGATAACAGTTTACGCCAAATGCATTTGCTGGCGGGAATGCCAAAGGCCCATAAGTTATGGCAAAGGATGTGCCGCCATTGGTAGAAAGATAGATGTTGTTATCGCTCAGCCAAACAAGGATATTACCGTTGCTGCAAACAACCACATTATTTATATCTGAACCAGATGCAAATGTGTATACCGTGCTAAATGATGTACCCCAGTTTGTTGATTTAGACAAGATATTGCCATTGCCAGTCGTATAACCGTAAATAACCCCTTGAGCTACGGCAAGCGGTGTAAATAAAACCGAATTAATCAAAGGTGCGGTTTGGAAAGTATTTTGCTGCCAAGGTTGTGTTTGGTAAGGAACTCTTGGCGTTTCATCGAACCAGTAAGAAAGCGTCAATTTTGAAGTAGCATTGCTATTGGTATTTGTGAGTGTAATTGATGTGGTGTTACTTACATCAATAGAATAGTACCCACGATCTGCGACATATGCCTCGTTGAAACCTGTTTGCAGATTAACGCAAGAAGTATTTAAATATGTGCCCTTATCAAGATTAAGTGCTTGAGCCTGGACAACCATACCCCAGCATAAGTCTACATTTAGAAATAGTGTGTTATGCCCTGTCGTATTGATTGTAACTATTTTGACTGTTATTTCGTCATTCCACGCCTGAGTTACCGCTGTTGTCTGTGATGACAGCGTTTCAATTGCCTGGTTAAATATAGCCGTTGTCCCTGTTGTTGTTACTGTACTGCCGCTAGGAGTAACAGTGTAATATGCCCTATAATATTGTAAGATGTTAGTGCTAGAGGGGGCTACTGTAGTTTTAAGTGTGATATACGGTTCTAGAAACTGATCGCCAGGTTGCACAGTATAAAAAATACTGTATAGGTAATCTGTAGCATCTAACTGTGTTTTTGTAATTGTTCCCGGCGAAGGATTAAGTGTAGTGCCGTTATTGATTACAGTTATATTCATAGTGGCATCAGAAACACCATCCACAAACATGCCAGCAGTTATTGAAAATTGCAGAAAAATATTTAGCGTATACCCTGCAAAGATCGTGCTATTAATCGGTATTTTAGCTTTCTGGTAAGTACCATTACCGGAACCAGAAGTGTTTTGAATAATTTGCCAATTAGCTAAATTGACTGTTCCACCATTTGAACCGGAACCAGACGGAACAGCTTGACTCAAAAAGTCGTATTGCAAAGCTACTGAATTAACTCCACTTGTAAGGCTATTATTTGTATTAATTATTGCTGCGTTCAGTGTAGCGATTTCGTTTGCTACTTGGTATTGTGACGCTAAATATAATTGACTCCCACTAACAATAATGGGAGTCTGAAATGTCACTGATGTTCCTGTCGAACCTGTCCGGTAATCCATCTTAAATTGAATCGTTGCGGTAGTTGCTGGAATTAAAATACCTTCAATGCCGTACCAACCGTTAGCGATTGCCGGAATAATTACTGTACTGCCAACTTGCGCACCAGATGAGTTCATAAATACGATATGCTTGAGCAGATTTGTACTATCAGAAGTAACATTTACCCCCGTACTAAAAAAGTTACCTACAGATAAATTACCAGTCGCATTTAACGCATACGTCAAATATCCATTTGTCGGATCTGCACCGATTGTAAATGCGTTATTGGCTATAGTAACCATTGAACTAGGAGCATACAGCCCGCTAAAATAACTATCGCCTGTATGATTAATTATTTGACTAAGTGTTGAATTGCCATCACTACCGTAAAATAAATTGGTTACTACTGCTGTAAGTTCGCTAATACGAGCCTGAGTGGTTGTTGCGGTATAAAGCGACTGAGTCGCGCTTGCGGCGGTTACTGTGTTATTAAGTACCGGCGGAACATAAGTTGATTTAATCCAATAACCGCTTCCACTTGCACCTTGCTTAACCCAGATACCATCGCTTGTTGACGTTGTAGGAGAACCATTGGAAAGTGTTATTGTCCCAGTTCTGGTCATTGCTGGAGGTGTGTTGCCATAACCTGGATTAGTCTCAGTAATATTGATTACATCTGTCCCGATTGGATTTGTAACTGTATAAATAGCATTGATCGTCGTGTTGCCGGCCAGTGCTGCCGCTATATTTGCAGCCGTAACAATGTTAGTCCCACCAATATTAAACTGATTACCACTTGCGCCCGAAGCAACAGCAGTGAAAGTTACACCGTTAAAAGTAACTGTGTCACCTACTGCGGCGTTAGTAATCTCATAAACTTGTCTAAAACCTGCTACCGTAACGTCGCCGTAGACCAAACACGTAATACCTTGATTATGTGCTAAATCAACGTTCATCAGAGCGCACGTATTATAGTTTAATGTGGTAATTGATTGGGCGGCCAAATTAACAGCATTTGCGGCGTTCATTGCGGCTGCCGCCTGTATCTGGGAATCAGCATCAGCATTTTGGGCGGCTGTAACACTATTACTTATACCAGCTATGGCCGTGTTAGCCGCATTTATCGCGCTAATTAATTCGTTAGGCATTATAAAAGCTATTGCAGGAGTGTACTCATTATTGCCAGCAAGTAGGTCACCCACTTTAAAACTAGCAATTGTGGAACTACATTGTTGCCCGGTAGTCAATTGTATAGATGCTTGTACTGTGTATATTCCAGCTATCGGTAAATCCCCAGAAACAGTCGTATATGTAGATAATCCCCCATTTGTGGGTAAGCTAATTGCTGCGCCCCTTGTAAATCCGTTACCGTTTGGATCTACAAAATTAAGAGACACAATACTAGCATTTGTTAAATCATAGGGGCCATTGTTTTGAGTTAATGTGGCCGTTAAGACGGCCCCTATATCTCCAGCAGCGGGCAAGCCACCTGCGAATAAAATTGTTAGATTAATCATATTGCACCGCCTTTTTGTTTAAGGCCAAACATTTACCATACAGCCTTCGGCATCGATGTATGTCGCCATATACGTACCACCCGTAAGCCCCGTTAAATAAGTCTGGCACTGTGCCAACGTTCCGGGATACGTTCCGATGCTGGCCCAAGTGCCATCAGATTGCTGCTCGTAAATCGTATAATTCACGTTGCCGCCCCCTTAGTTAGTGCCGTACAAATTGACATAGTTTATGGTCGCCGCTGATCCAGCTGTTGAGCAGTAAACCCTCGCATATTTGGCTGTCATACCGGTTGTTGAGGCGACAGCTACTGTGGATGAAGCAACCGATGTTACCGGCGCGGAAGCAACATACCAGTTAACATTATCTGACGAAAACTGGATTTCAAATGCTGGCGCAGTAGTTGTGATTGTTCCAGCATTAGCTGTTAGAGTTACGGACTTGCAACCCTCAATATTGAAGGACTTCGTACTGCCACCAATAGCCTGGGTTGATGTCCAAGTCGTATCATAGAAACTGTGAGCAATTAATGGAGACACACTGCCGCGCATTGTCGTAATTGAAAATGTGAAACTTGGTGAACTACCGGAGATTGTCCATACCCATTCTCGTCTGCCGCCTATCGCAATATATGGAATGTCGTAAGTTCCGGTTGCGGTAATGGGCTGTGTGTCATATACGTCTTTCCATGTGGTACCGTTATCGGACGAGGTATAGAGTGAGGCTATCATTACCGGGGTTGTGCCAGAAACGGCTGTGACATTGACTAGGGCCGAAACAGCTTGACCACTTATATCCGAAATTACCCCTGAGTTGCCGCTCGTGGTTTTGGCTGCGCTAGCAACATCTGTATTTGATGCAGCCCCTTGTTGTATAACACCCAATGATCTATATGTCGCTGTAGGATCACTTGCATAGCTAGTACTTCCGCCAGCAACCTGAATAATACCAATACCACCAATTAGATTCGTCCCAGGCGGCAACGCCTGTCCAGCCAAAGGTGCAACTCTCAATTCAGTGTATGCCTGAACCGTACCACCTGATATTGCTGTGCTTATATATGCCTTAACGTAACGATATGTTGGTTGACCAATAAAATAATAATTGGTACTTGCCGCAGGAGTTATTGAAGTTACGCCAGTATTATTCGCGGTATTTGTCAAATAAATGGGTACAGGGTTAATACCATCGTTTGAGCCGACAAAACTGACCACGCCACCAGATATACCCGCACTTGCATTAATCTGAATTGCAACCGAGCCATATCCCGTAGTATCAAGCCATCCACTACTAGCACTTGCCAGCAGTATATTGTTGTTTAGCGTACTCTGCGAAGCCGCACCCGTGATATATTGGTCAGCACTAGCAACTGGCAACTGCCCCGGATTTGTAGCAACGCCGTTAATTTCATTTATAGCAGATGGTGAATTGCCAAGGTTAGTAGTCACATATGGTTGTTCCATGGGGCCATAGGTTGTTTGCAAAGCAAGTTTAGTTGTCGTACTCGCACCTGTATTCTGAATGGTAACCTGGAAATACCAAGCATTAATGGGATAGCCAATGTTTAGCCCTGTATTGGCTGCTCGTGTATATGTCGTTGTCTGAGCAAGTTGGGTGCCACCAGCGTCCACATATTGATTAACAACTACAGTATATGGCTGATCAGAATATGCTGTTATTTGAGCATCTTCCTGGTTAGCGTTTAACGAACTCTGTATAGTGCCTGTAAAAGTTGCACCCGCACCGAGTTGTGTTGTCGTACTATTACCCGGATCAGCAATATAGCTATATCCGTTTATTTGTACGCCGTTGGTTGTGCCTGGGGTTGTTTGGTCGATTCCGACCTTACCGGCTACATTAGTTCCAGCAGCAAGATTGACATTCATTGCCCCGTTTGAACCAGAAACGCTAGTTACGGCCCCGGAAGTCGAATCGACATACTGCGAAGGGGCGGCTACCGCAAAACTTGGAAACAATAAAAACAGCGCAACTAAAAACGCTAGAAATCTATTTTTCATTCCATATCATCCTTTCTCTATACTACAAAGTAACTTACGCCCTCATTAGCCACATCAGCGTCAATCCAAATCAAATTGGCATTTGACACCTCGTAAGTCACCGGCATATCAGCGGCCAACGCAACACCGTAATTTGTTGCTGATACTGTAGTAAATCCGGTATATACCCGATTAGAACCAGTAATAGCAATGGCACTACCGACATTCTTAGCAAGTCCAATCAACGTTACTTTGCGACAAGGAGCAGCGGGCAGTTGTACCGCCGTTCCGGGAGTTACTACATGGGCTATACCATGGCTGCCGGACGAGGAACCAAGAGTTAAAACACCGTTGGTCGTTCCTGGAGTGGTCTGGTCAATACCAAATTTGCCAGCAATGGCCGTACCTGCTCCTAATACAGGATTGGTTGTATTCGTGGCGATAGTCACTAACGATGTATTACCGGTAGTCTGATTTGCCGCTGTCGCAGCACCATTCAATATGCCTAAATTAGCTGTAACCGTCGCCGTAGTATCTACAATACCATTCGACCCGGTTATAGGTTCAAATCCACCAGTACCCGTACCACCAACTGGGTTCCAGTATTGAGGGATCGGTACTCCATTAGCATCTAATAAAAGTGCAGGATATGCCATTTATTTATCCCCCTTTACTGCTCATAACCGGCAAGAAAATACGTGATCTGTGTTGCCGCTGCAGTAGCCCCGGCCTGTACACTCATCTGACTACCACTTGGGCAAGCAGGCTCAGAACCTATATTTATAGCATTAATAGGTGATGTCTGTTGAGAATGTCCAATTAACACATTTCCAGTACTTGCAGTTAATGACGTATTCACACTTACAACCGAGGGGTTAGTACTATTATTACAAGAGATAAAATCCGTCAAATAGAACGTTTTGCCGGTCGTAACCGTGTAACTTAATGTCTGCACCGTAGTAACTGACGTACTGGTTGTAATCGTCCCAGTAAAAGACTTCAGTGTCTGATTAGGTGCTTTAGGCGCCTGCGTCATTGGCATCGGCGAGGTTGCATTACAAGGAGACATATTAGAACCCAAAAATCCAAATTGAACCTGTACAGTATCTAAGTTGTTTACAAAAATGCCATCAGTAATCAAATTGGTATTTGATGCAGGTGCAGATGCTCCGTTTATTACACCATAAAAAATACCTAATACTATATAAGAGGGTGGTATTTGCGTCTTGTGTGTAGCAATTGGAATGTCATCTATCATAAATATTGCATATTCAGAAGTTAATTCTACCCTTAGACGATGACTGGTGCTATTTGTCCAGGAATTGGGCAATGTCCATGTATAAGATTCTGTATTGCTTGCTCCAGCACCTGATTGGGTAACCGTGGTAATCTGTGTATTGTTCGTGCCGCTATACGTAAAATAAGCACCAACAGTTGGCGTTGTAATGCTATCCATGATACCCGCGTAAAACGTTTGATTAGCTATGCATTGAGACAATGCAGATCCTGGGAACACAAGAATTATAGGTACAAAATCTACTGATCTAGTAATATAAGTCGCAGAATTAGCAGTAGTTCCTGCACCAATCGTCAAAATCGAGTTAGCCACTGACACTGTGCCACCCGTACCAATAACAGGTTGAAATCTGGATTGTATTGCTGCTCCGGTTGCTGTTGACCCTGTATAATTTGTATAAAGATTTAAAGTTGTATCATTAAGTATTTGGCCCACCTGGGCATATGCAGTAATAGCGTCAGAACTTAATTTAATATAGTCGCCTACCATAATTCCACTAGAAAGAAAACCACCTGAAGTTGTTACAATATTGCTTCCGGTAGTAAATGATAAAGTATTAGCAAAAGGAGAATAATAAATATTTGCCCCATTAGTAAAACTATCTCTTATACTACCCTCGTCAGTGTAAATAGGGCCACGGATCTGGAGATTACTTGCTCCATCAAAAGATAGCTGCGTAGGCGCGTTAGCAACAGTATTATCAAATGCCGTATTATATGGGTAATAACCGCCTTGACCGATTCCAAAATTAGGTACCCCAATATTTCCAGCCAAATTTAGTCACCTTCTTTTTTTAGTTTCGCGGTATAAAAACAAAAAGAGGCTAGAATCTACGTTGCAAAACGTAAACTCTGGCCTCTAAAATTTCATGAGCCTAATTACTAAAATATGTAGTTTTGAATAAAACTTAATAATTTGTTTTTAGGTTTATTTCTTTCTTTAATTATTTCCTCTACCATTCTTGCCATCATTTTACGATGAATTGTTAACATTGGTTCGCTTTCATAAAGACGTTGTAAAATAGCCCTTTGTTCGTCGGTCATAATTTTACTCTTTTCTCTACGATTTTACCGTCAACCACTTGCAGGACCGCCGTATACGTGCAATTTCCGTTTTTAATATCTTTAATCCTGACCTCGTAATCATCGTATTCAGCGAGTTTTCGACCACATTTACAGAGTAGGTTCGTCATATTTGCGCCTTCCCAATAATAAAACTTTCTTCTACCGAACCAATAAGTTGCAATTTACCATCAATAACCCTGATTATAGTTTCTTTTCCGTGGCGACACTTAACAATAATTTCGGTATCATTCATTTCGGCTATTTTAACATTGTTGGAACAACTACAACGAATGTTTAAATATTCCGTTCTTGCTGGGCGAAATTTTCTAACTTTGTTTTCTTTTGAACAGTTTGAGTCGCCAAACTCCCGCATATTGTTTGTTGCTATTTCTAAGTTTTTTACAATTATTGTCTTGTTGTTTTTAATATAATCATCAAAATACTTATCAAACAATTCTCCACACCTTGTATCCATTACTTGTTTCCTCCTCACATAATATAAATTAACGGAGGTTCGTGGGGATTACCTCACAATTATATGTTTTGGTACGTTACGTTCGGTCCATTGTTAAAAACCATAACAATCGTCCTCATGGTCAATAAATTGTAGGTAAACACTTAAAACAAAAATACTCCAAATAAATCGAATATACCAACGAAACCATAGCGGCAATGTAAGCGTCACTGTATATTTATTCATTCACGCCGCCACCCTCTCAAATTCACTTCGTCGCATCCTGCTAATCCGACCATTCATAAATACCCGAATCGGCCAGTTAATATATTTCAAATCTATCACCGGCGAAGCGATGCACCTGCAATTATATATCTCGCCAGGTCCGTATTTACCGGCGTCTTTCTCTCCGACTAACAATTCGGGGTGCGGTAAGTCATTCCAACTCATCAATACGCCATCCAAATTACGGTGCGATTCCCTGACGCGACCGTCTTTACTGGTTCGCCATATGAAATAATTCAACCCTATATCCTGGGATTGCGCCTGCGTGAGCGCCGTCGACGCCTTACTTACTTCTGTCCGCGCTATCAAATTCACTCTACTCCGCGTCAACCCCGGCAGTCTCTCCCGTAAATCCACCGCAATATCTGCCGCACGTCTGCCGCACTGTTGTTGCTCCATCACATATGAAGTTATCCACCGGGACACGTCTAGTGGCGCTGACGAAATTAAGCCAGCGTTCCAATCAATCTGCCTCCGCACCATATCGCCTACAGGGCCATTTAACGACTGTTTCAACGCCGCATATATTTCCCGTCCTCTAGTCCCCTCGGAAGCAGCCTCGCACCAACTCCGGGCGTTGTGTGCCTGCAGTGACGTAACCATTCTGGACGCCATACCCAAGGCGACTGACCGGAATATGTCTGACGCTACGAATTCATTTATCCGCGTAAGATATCCTAGCGGGTCCATAAAATCAAAATCGCCAAACACTTTATTTATCAATAAGTGCATGGCGTGCGCGTAGCGGGATTCGATTGAGCGGGGGGGCTGGAAATTATCTGACATTTGCCATCCCTCTAACTAAGGATTCTACAAGCGCTTCTCGCTCTGCTTCTGACTTTAACCGTTCCAGTGCGTTCCGTTTCTCCATCAAATATATAATTTCTTCCGGTGTCCCCTCATACGTCGCCGACACTTCCCCAGCAGTTTCGGTGTATTTCATTTATTCCACCTCTTCAATCGTGATCCGGACGCGCTTGCCGTCGTAATCGCGCAGAGTTTCCAAAACGTGGTTAATGTTTTCCCAGTGTTGAGACCAATATCCAAGTCCGTGACATCGATCACATTCTTCACGATCAGAAATATATGCCTCGCCTTCGCACTCAGGACATATAAACACAACTTGTACTCTTTTAAATTCACCTTCGCCACTCATCCCCCCACCTCCGGACCTTCCGGCAGAGGCTGCCAATGGGGAACGCACTCCATCGCCAATCCAAAAGAAGCATTATCGGTAACCCACATCGCTTCTTTTAATAGCTTACCTATCAGTATATTTTTATAATCTGTATAAATCATTACTCTCTGGTTTTCTTCCGGCAACCTCTCGGCGACGCTAACCCACTGCGATTTAACCCGATATAGTTGCCGGCATAATGTGCAATCTAATTCGCCTATATCATTTGACACTGGCGTCAGCGGAGTATCCATTACAGCACCGCCTTTTCGGCGGTCTCTTCTGTGTCGTTTTTTATCAACCAATCATGAACATCTTTTATCTTTTCGTCATGAGATAATACCTCTGATACGATTCTTATTATTTTTCGGTATGGTTTTTCAATTAATAAGTCATAAGAGTTAAGAAGTCCGTTGTACTTATACCCGAGATCTTCCAGGATTTTTAATTTTTCTTCTCTTGTTTCCATCTTCAAATACCGCCTCCCGTATTTATTATGCCTTGTTATGGACGCCGCAGGAGTAAGGCAACTCTCTTCCCCGGCCAAGGTATCGGCGTCCAAACTTTATTTCGAGTAAAAATTAAACATTTGTTCTTTAGTATATCCTTCCATAACTGATCCGCTATCAGCTACATTGAATCCCTTATCTGGGCCTTCTTGTATTTCGTAAGCATCTTCTAAAGCTATTAATTCTATGCCAGCAGGACATCCTTCGAAAGCTATTGCGGACGTTCCGTCAATCTCAAACATTTTATAAACGTCTCCACGTTTAATGTTTTCCAATCCATCTTTTTGCCACTCCCCGTCACGCAACACCATAACATAACGCTTATGCTCTATATCTGGATGCATGGTTATTTACCAGCTTTCTTTTTGGTTTTCGCCGGCTCAACCGGTCTCTCGGCTGATCTTACCGCCGCCTTCTCCATCAACTTACCCTGCATCTTATGTGCCGCCATTTTCACGATACCAACCTCCTCCAGAATCCGGGTTTGCTATCTGCAACTGGTTCTTTGGAATGCCCATATCTTTTCATATATTCCTCTTCGTCCATTTTTAAGGGTTCTTGTCTGTGTTTTTCTTTGTCGGAAGATTGCTCTCCACCAAGTGAACTAAAATCAATACTAGGTAAATCTCCCATATTACTGTACGTGTCATCTGCGGCTTCGATGTTCTCATCTGAAATCGCCGCAAACATCGATGTCGTCAATGACAACGTATGTAATTCCGTCACCGCCGCCCTCTGCGTCAGTAAATTCTCTTTATACGCATTAATTATACTATCGGATTTATTCTTAACCAAATTCGCCACCTGCTCGTCTGATGGCGTTCGAACTGGATTATACCGATGCCCTAAATCGCTAGGTATCTTACCGAACTCACTCATAAACATTATCGGTAATAACTTATCAATCTTTGGACGCAATACCGTGTTCTGCTGCTGGGCTATCATGTCGTAATAATTCTGTAAATCACCTTCGCCCGTAGCGTTCATTCCAGCAGGAGATCGACCAAATAATCGGGATACAGGGATATCGCATGCGCCGGATATATCCATCATTTGAGATTCGGAGATTTCGTTTAGACCAGTAAATGTATAATTCAACGCCTTAACATCATCATGCTCGCCGACAACCATCATACTGCTATTGGATCGCAATGTATTCTGCGCCTGTTTTACGTTGTAAAAATCCTGTTGCATCTGAGGATCGCCAATCGCCAGTAGTTGGTCAAGACCCGCGACGGTATTCACAAGAACATTGCTCTGGAAAACTAATCCCGCAATATTCCACGAGGTGTTGTCGCGCTTAACTATTTCTTCGTAAAGGTGTTCAACCTCGCTAGCCCCCCACATTATCGTGTTTAAGGATTCCCAAAACGGAAGCTTGCGACCATCAAACCGAATTATGCGGGTGTGGTGTACTTTCTCCATTAACTTTTCTGTGGTTTCGTCGCGGACTTCATAATACAGTGGCAGTCCAAAATCAGGATCGTCGATATCCTCGATAATTTCTACTGACGGATATATACCAGACCAACGGTCCAGGATCAGTAATCCTTTAAACGTGTTCGGCAGGATGTCTTCGACGACCAGTGGTTCCGTTAATTTGTCTTCGTCGCCCTGAATCATAATCAATCCACCGGCACCACCGTATAATCTACCCCAATACAAACCTTCCGCTAATTTCTCTTTTATCTTTGTTCGCCGTTCCAGCTTGTCGTATCTGTCTTGCTGCTCTGGTGTAATCTCGCAGGTCAGTGAGAACCAGTTTTTTATGCAATCGTCCGGGATGGTGTTAATAATTTTTTTAAAGATCCAGTTGTTGCGGTAAAGACTATTACAGAGCGAATAGTTCTGGCTAAGACGAGTTATTGGGTACGCGCTTTCAGACATAAAATTAGCAGACCCGACCGCGCCAAGTCTACTAATCGCATTAACAAAGGTATCTAACGCACTCCCGCGCGTATTCTTCTGTTCCTGGGGGCGTTCTACTGCCCGTTTATTTCGTTTCGACAATTAGGTCACCCCCATCTTTCCAGCAGTTCCGTCAACTGCCTTACGTGGTCATGCTCGTCGTTTATAATTTCAATCAGCACCGCTCGCACGCCCGCGTCGGTTATCGAATTCAAGTGCGCCTGGTATAACTCAATCGCGCCAATCTCGGATTCGAGGTCCGCGCGGAGTTTCGTTATTAGTTCGAAATTATTCATCGCTGTGCACGCCTTATTGGCGGTGTCTGAGTAATAGTTTCCCATACTAAAACTCGCGTTTAAGAGCAGTGTAAACATCAATAAGTTGGGCTAAGTCGGCCAGATTAACGTCTTGGTTACATTTCAGTATCGAATCGCATCGGTCAACTATCAGTTTTTCCATCACGTCAATAACCCTATCCACTAAAATCCACTCCTCTACTATCTCATTCCCGCCCTATACCGTAATCCTGACTCGGAGAGCATTTCTATTAGCATTGTTGCACCGTCTGCGGCGTCATCATGTTCGTTTTTACCCATAATCACGTACCCGGTTAAATTATCCATAAACTTCGCGTAATCACTATTCAGCGCATAGTCCGACCGGAACCAAACATGTTCCTTAACGGCGCCAGAAGACAATAATATGCGTGTTTCTTTGTTCGTTGTGGTAAACGACGGCTGTATTTGTGTTATCGACCGAGCCTTCCATAACTCGCGTTTCAGGTTGTTGCAATAAATCTCGCCGCCGGCGTTCGATTCCACACGGCACTTACGAACCTTATACCGTTTCAGCATTTCAATAGTTAAAGGCTCCGTCACTGTGATCGGAGCCTGGGTGAATATGCAGTCAATTATATAAATCCGTGATTCGAACAACACAGCAACCAGCAAACAATAATAATCGGTACCCTTATCGGCTATATCGATTACACCAACAAACGTCTTGTAATAATCGCCTTCCGTCTGAATATCTGCCAGTGTAAACCGATTCAGGGATTCGACCGGGAACAGTAGACCTTCGGCAGGTTTGGGGTCTTGCTGGTACATAGACAGGAAGATAACTTGGTTTTGTTGTTTGATTTCAAGCAATCTCTCGAGCGAATGCCTAGATGGCCATAACGCTTCGCCTTCTAACCGAGGATCTTCTGTATTGGGTGGTCCTAGTTTAACGGCTGGGAATATTACTTGATGCCACTTTCCTGGCTCCCGTTTTAATATCGTGCCAGCAAGGTCGTCTGGATGCCAGCGGGTCAGCGTAATTAATTGCTGGCTGTCGTTGTGAAGGCGGGTTCGAAATACCGAGTCGTACCAATCCTGCACGTTTGCGCGTACCGTCGGGCTCCAGGCGTCCTGGGCGTCTTTATAAGGATCATCTATAATACCAATATCAACGGCGCGACCTGTTAAACCACCACCAACGCCAACGGCTATAAAACTGCCCTTTTTGTGGAGTATTTCAAACTCTTCAGTAGTACGAATATATCCAGCGCCACGATTCGGAAGTTTGGTGTCTGGATATAATTGCTGATATTTTGGATCTTCGATGATTCGCTGAACATCGCGGCCCCATTTAGCCGCAAAAGTTGTGTTATAACTCGCTATAGCGACTTTAAAATTCGGATTATCGCCAAGGAGTTTGGCGGGTAAATTAACCGAGCATAACAAACTCTTGCCGTTTTGCGGTGGCATAAACACCATCAACTTCCGAATTTCGCCTCTCGCGAACCTGTCCAGAGCCGCCGCGTATCTATCGTGATGCCAGTTAACTTGGTATGTGGGCATTGTGTATGTAACGAAGTCGATTAACCGCGTACGAGCGGCATATACTTGCTGTTCCTCAAGTAATTTAAGGAGTTCTAATTGTTCAGTATCTGACATTGGCATGTTATCACCCCACACCCCCGAATACCAGCAGGGGATAAAAACCATGAATTGGCGCCCGACCTGTTTGTCATGTAAGTACCCAAACCGTGGTAACAACGTGAATAACAACTGTCTAGTTAGACTTATAGACCTTAAATTAAAACTGTCAATAAATTAAAAATTCAACTCTAAACTGACGCAATTTAACGACTTACTTGACATCAAGTTAGAGTATACTTTACATTGACACTTTATTAAGTCCCCGGCGGCAACTGTTTAGCCAGCAGTTCAGTGATTCGTTGTTGCCTTTGCTCGGGCGTCATCGCTTCGAGTTGGATTGGGCCACCAGCAGGGCCGGTAACCTCCTGAGTAGTGACATCTTTCTGCTCAAGGTACTGTTTACCGAGCCATATCAACATTGTGACGTTGCCGTCCATAGCCGATTCAATCTGTCTCCTACGAAGAGACATTCGTCCACCAGCGGACGCCTTTTTGTAGTAATCCGCAAAACCAGCGTTATATTGCTTTTTAACCGCTCTTTCTATTGTGTCAACAGAACAATTAAAAAACGATGCTATTTCTAGTTGTGTTGCTTGCATATAACACAACTTATCAAACAATTTCCAATCAATCTCTATTGTTGGCCTACCACCTAAGTTTCTTAAATCCGGTAAATTGTCGTCTGTATTCTCTTCCATACTCTCACCCACAATCAATTTAAACCTATCTGTTTGCCCCGTAGAGCGATTATAAATATGTTTTATTAAAATACTGCGTGCAGCCCTGGTTTTTGCTTCCAGACCCCACGACGACCTTTATAAACACCAAGAACATTTCTATTAGGACGCATTAAATCTTTAATAACTCCTTTGGAATCGAAACCCAAACAAGTTTTCCCTGAGTTGGTTGTTTTAGGATTAGGATGCTTGCATTTGCCATTCGTAACCCACAAACATTCACCACAATCAGCCATTGGAATAAAACTAACTTCTTTCATAAAATCCTCTCCCCAAATAAAAAAACCGCCCTTAAAAGGACGGTTTATGTGTTCGTAGACTTTGAACAGTTTAATGATAACATGGAGAATATTAAGATTTCAATAAAGTAAACCTCTATTAATTCTCTATATTTTTATATTTCTTTTAAAACAATAAATTAATTCGTGTTTCCATTTCCATAAAGTCGGATATGAAACATTAAGCCTTTCAGCAATAATACTGGGTTTCAATTTCTCCCAATAATACAACTCACAAATCCGTTGCAGTTCCGGTAAGAGCGTGTCGTAAATCGCCTCCACCTGCCGACATATCACATATGATATATTTTCACTATCGGCATTCCTAATAGCGAATTTTGAAGTTGAATCACTAACATCCGTTCCCCTCGGCATGTCCAGTGAATCGTAATTAGGAATACAACTAGGCGTAAGGGACAGCATTTCGGTGTCAAGTTTGTATTGCGGGTAGTCCCAGAGAATAGCCTCAACAGGATCAGAGTATTTATGTTTGGGACTTGCTATCTTCCAGTTATTATTCATGGACTAGCCTCCCCTTGTTATTATATCTCTATTATAGTTGTATTTGCGTTATTTGTAAATACTACTATGTTAACTTATTATTCCAGCAGCCACTGGGACGCGATTTTGTTTTGTTGGGTGTAGTCGAGCATATGTAAATTTCCTCCCGACTTAATTAATTACAAATATTAGAGTTTGGTTTATAGAGCAGTTCCAAATCACTAACAAAAACCCATGTTGATTTATTGTTGCTTTTAATAATTGCATAAGAATGGAATTCGTCTATTTCCACATGGGTTAACATGCCGCAAACCCTATGCCAACTTGAACCAACAATATCGCCAAATTCTATATTGTTTTTTCTTAAGTGTCTATTGCATCGTTCGGCTGATGAAGGTTGGCAATAATCAAGATCGTCTTGTAATTTTATTTCTGTAATATTAACTTTAGGGTGTTTAAACATTATTTTACTCCCTGATCGCTAATTTATCTAAATCAACATGCTTATATCGATCATGTTCCTCGGCTTGTTTGGCATCGTTAAAGCTGGTGATCTCACTGAGGTAGCCCGTTATCCGCCGAATCCTGATAATCGGCGACCGTTCCTTACATCTCACTTCGACGTACTCCCCATCAACCACAATTTCAGCCCGATCAATAGGTTTCTTCCAGATTTTTAACTCCTGTTTGATATATTCAGTCGCCTCTTCGAGAGTCATTTCTGCGGGGTAAATGGTGGTGATGCCAAGTATAATATTTTGCAATTGATTGCCCTCCCAAATATAGAATGAATAGCGCGATGATAAACCAGGGGAATAGGTTGACGTAGATGATTAGGCGGAGCCAAGCAGTTAAAGTCATAAAATAACATCATCTTTGTTAGACTCGTTTAATAATCCGTGGGTTAAAGTTTTAATCATATTTTTGTCATTGTCGCTAATAATGTTTTTAATAATTAACACCATCAATAACGCTTCCACAATGGCTTCCTCGCGTGACATCACAGCACCCCCGCTTCCCTTAGTTTATTGAGCGCACTCCGTAATGGTTCAAACTCAAATTCTAATGCTTCAATTTCATCGCATTCATCAAAACTATTCATAGTTGTATAAGCGTCTTGCGGGGCTAGGGCTTGCTGGGCTATTGCATACACCTTGCGCTCATCCCAGTCTAATATTGACGCGCGTTGATCTTTATAAATTAAGTAAATCTGGCTTAATGCTTCTCCCAACACAGCAATCCTCTGTTCCTTGGCGGCAAGCTGCTCTTCTAAATCGCGCCACTTGTGGTCAGCTTTCATGAATTTTTCTTGAAATCGCCGCATATCAGCATAATCTCTTTCTGCTTCTTTTGTTTTGGCGGCAATCTGCTGCTCTGCTGCTTTCGCTTTTTTGCGTAGTGCTTCGCAAATCATAATATGGGCAACATCGTCTCGAATTTGTGTTTTTTCATATTCTTGGCACCGCTTTTGCATTTCGGCGTTTTGCTGTTTTAATCCAGCAATTTCCCTGCAATCAATTATAGCTTCATCACGGTATCCGCTGTTCATAAGTTGAACTTCTTTGATTTTTTCTTGCAGTTCATCGTTTTCGGTACGAAGTTGATGTACCTCGCGTAGATATGGCAGCACCATTTCAGACCATCTTGATCTATTGCCGGTAGCGGTAATGTCAAGGACAAATTTTTCTATATCTTTGATTAATTCATCTAGATTCACCCGCGCTCACCCCTCTGCTCCTCGTATTTGGCTAATGCATCACGAAGTTTTATTTTATCACTTGTCAATACTCCACCATGTTCTTCATAATTTATAACTTCTTTAGCCGCCTCCGCCACATTTACAGCCAGCAGGAGATATGCGCTCATACTGGGATTATGCTCCCAGGTTAATTCATATCCATCCAAACTTTTCGCGTACTGTAGCCGTTTTAAGTGAGTTTGCCTAACAATATCCCTGTAGAGTTTTTCATCCGTTTTTGCTATATCATCAGTAGTATCAATATTATCAAGTAAGTCCCATAGTTTTTCTGCTACTTTTAGATTAGCCGCACATTCCGCCACTTTGTGTTTTAGATGGTTTTGGACTCGTTCAAGGTTGTTTTTATACGCCTGGTTGTCGGCTTCAAGCTGGGCTATGCGGTTCTGCTTTTCTAATAGCTGCCTTCCAGCATCTCGTATACCTGACTTTAACTGTGTTATCTGACCTGTCATAACTTTGCTATCACGAATTAAATCTGTTAAATTTTCTCTATGCTGTTGCCGCGCCTGTTCGCTTGCTTTTAATTGTTCGCGCAGTTTTTCCTGTTCTAAAAAAAATCCACATTTTGTATAATTACAGTCCAAATCATTCGACCTCCTCTGTATGTGTTGGGTCGTTCCCACATTCAGGGCATTTATGAATAGTTCCGCCTTTTTTTGAATACATATTTTTCATTTTATCAAGTCGGCGTTGATCTAATTCATTAATCATTGTTACCACCTTTTTTAACTACTACCAAATCTAAACATTTCTTGCAAACCTTAAATTCTTTGCCATTATATTTATTTTTAATTGTGCCAATTGCCCGATATTGTTCACATAATTGGCATTTTAATTCACATACTTTATCTGCTGGGCATATCATTCGCTCTCGCCTCCCAATTCTTCCAGCCTACGTATTGTTGCCGCTAAGGTGCAGTAACCACTATGCCCATAATTTTTACCATAGTGACATACTGGGCAAAAACTTAAGCCAGTTTTATTTTCGTCGCTACACCATTCTAATTTTTTAAGTTCATCCAGCGCCATTTTTAGCGCGGCTGTGTATTTATCCGCACAACATTTATTTAATTCTGAACAACTATATCCGCATTGGCTCATCCCATATCCTCCCCCTCGCTCAAAGTTGGAACACACTCAATTCGATTAATCAGTGCCATCCTGCTCACTCTCCCATTCCCAAAGTCGTTGCTTACCTTTCGCCGGTACCGGATCAATCCGGCGCACGTTCGCCAGTATCCAGGCATAGCGACCAGGAGTGTAGTCGCCTAAAGCGAGTTCGTTGCCTTTAATAATCTTGCTAGTGCTTAATTCTGCTTTGAAAGGCAAAATTATTAATTTTGTGGTTCCGCTTATACGATCACAATATTGATGTTTTACCTCAACACAGTCCACTAAGTCAGCAATGGCAATCACAAATCCAAGCGGAACGTCTTGGACAATAACTAAGCCAGCATCGTTAAGACGTTGTCTTGTTATTTCCAGATCAATCCGCTTCCCCGCATGTATCGCCAGTGGCCCCCGGTAGTTCGTCGGCCAGGAACGCGTTTCAATTTGCTTCGCGCCAATGGCGATCAGCGACGCCCAGGGCTGCAATATTGTTAAGGCTTTCATAATTCACCCCGCCTTTTCCTTATATCTTTGGGCTCTCCGGATTTCTGGGTTGATAAATATTTTTTGGTCAACATAAGATTAACCATCCCCTTAAAAAAAAAATTAATTTATTTTGATTTATGTATTGCATTTATTATTGATATATGTTATACTTAAATCAATAAAAGGATTGGAGATGACAAAAATGAAAGCGACTCGGACAGTAACCTGGACCACGAAAGACGGCAAAACCGCTGAATGCAAAATCGAGATTACCCGCGAAATACAAGAAAACATCTCTTATTCTGACGGGTGGAACATCAACCTCGGTCCAGAAGAAATAAAAAGCACCTATATTGAGTTAAGAGTTAACGGTAAATATGTAGCTCGCGATCTTGGGAATATATCTCCAATAACAAAAGAAGGATACCGCGCGACTTACGACAAAATGGTTGCTGCTGGTGTATATGCAAGACTAGGTGATGTATACATCAACCGCGAAAATTACGAAAAGATTATGGCCGCTATCACCGAAGCAACCACTGAAGCCGAACAAGATGCCGAATACATAGCTTACAAAGCGACCCCTAAAGCAACCAAAATCCACGATAATAACATCATAGTTGATGACGGAAATTACGATTATGACTCAGAAAATCATGGCCCAGGTTGGTGCAATAAATGCCATAGTTATTGTTGGGGAGATTGCGAAGCCTAAATAAAATTGCCGAGCCGGGCGGCTAATCTCGGCGAAGGGAGCGATAAAAATGAAAAAACTCATTGGATTAAAAGGCGGTCAAGATGCGACATTTTGGGAAATTATTAGCAGCCAAGAATGCGAATTAGTTAAATATCCGTCTATCAAAAACGGTAAAGAAGTCCCTTTTACCCTCGGAATGTCCGACGCAGAATTACAAGAGTTTATGGCGAACAAACAAAAGGTTGGGTATCATGGTTATAGGCTTATTATCGCGGGGAATCCAATTTGCGCGGAAGATACGTTGAAAGAAATGGGATATGACGCTTTTAGTAACGCACCAAATTCTGTTGATATTTATGATCCTCGCGGCGGCGAACGTCCTAACTCAGGCAGGCCAGCAACGGGCGCAATGCCCACTAAGGCAATAAGGATGGCTGAAGATGAATATATCAAAGTTAAAGAATTTTTAACTCAACTTCGTCAACCGTCCAAATAGGGCGGTTTCCTTTTATGTCGCCTTTATTTCAACCCTAAAATCCGAAGAGCCGGAATTATCGTTATAGCATTGTTCAACCATTTCTCTTTTTGAACGCCTAACGCTTTCGGCCCACCTAACACCCGTTAAGACTAATCTTCCTTTGCCGCCTCCTTCTTTTAATATCGCGCAACAATATCTCATGTGTCTAAGAGGAGGTAGTTTTTTTGCTTCAATCAATTGCCACATACTTTTCTTTGGCTTATGCACTTCCACATCTTTGTGATGCTCCCGGATAAAACACACCAGTTCCGGAGGATCAACCGTAGTAAGGTTGTAGTGATAGTCTGCCTTGACCCCTGACCGCTTTACAAGGTCTTTAACTACACAACTATCCTTGCCGCCCGAGAACGCCACGTAATACCCTTCTGGCGGCTCAAATTGGCGTATCCGGTCAATGGCTATCTGTACTTTATCAACCACGCCAAATAGCGTATGCTCAATCAGCATTAACCCTCCCCCTCTTCCTCTCTCCTGCTGTTGTCCTCGATTTCAGCGATAGCCGCTAGTATTGGGTATATCTGTTGTGGTACTACTGTTCGTCCGAGCGCGGCAGTTCTGTCCACCCCACCGGATAACCCATATACCACTCTAGCCAATCCGGGTTCAGATTCCCACCTAAAACTGTCGCCAATCCGTTTCCCGAATGTTCTGATGCACCTTTGCGATTGTAATTCCCGTGAACCGTTAGTGTAGGAAGTAGTTTTAATCCCTGAATTAATTTCATAGAATGTTTCGTTTTCCCGTTGTATTCCTTGCCCTTGATATCCCCACAGGTCGCATCGAACGCGGTCAGAGTTGGCAACAATGAATACTCTATCCCGTCTATGCCACGCGTCAACGGCGCAAGCCGGTAAAACAAACGCTTGTGATTCGTAGTTGATATTCTCCAAATCATCAAACACCGCGTCGATTCCCAAGGATATATGGCCACCAACATTTTCGCCAATAACCCAAGTCGGCCTGATTTCTGATATAATTCTAAACATTTCCGGCCAGAGATATCGATCATCTGCCGCGCCTTTTCTGTTCCCGGAAGTACTAAAAGGTTGACAAGGGTATCCGCCGGCCACAATGTCAATTCCTGTGATTCCTGCATTATCTAGCACCTCCTTGGTCAGTTTCTTCACATCATCGAATATCGGCACGTCAGGCCAATGTTTCTTTAGCACCTTCTGGCAAAATGGTTCAATCTCGCAAAACGCCACCGTCTCAATTCCTGCCCACTGTGCCGCAAGATCGATTCCGCCTATGCCTGAGAACAACGAGAGCATTTTCATTTGTTGTCCTCCAGCGCGGCGAGTGCCTTCTCTAATGCCCACGCGCCGCAATCACACTTTTTTGTGTTATCTTTTTCAAGTTCACAATTCCAATGATGAGATATATCACCCTTAAAATTATTGTAAGCCTCAACCAGCGCCTCGTATTTATCCATGTGTGCCTCCAAATACGTGCATATTCATAACCTTCATTACGAAACTGCAAAATCTCTCCATTTCCTCGGGCGGTCGTTTTTTGCGTGTAATCTGCCGATCATACGAGCTTAATCCTAAGATTGTTATTTTGGATTCAACCGCCCTGCGTGAACGTCCCAGTGTTTTGGCGATTTCATTTACTTTGACGTGGTTAGCATACAGATTTTTAAGCTGGGTAAATTCCGCTTCTGACCAATTCATTTCACATCCCCTCCTCAAACCGCCAGTGATAACCGCCGCACGTTGATCTCTTAAAGTGGCAACACTTACATATTCCTTCAGGCTTGACGCCTGTTATTTTTGCCGCTTCAATACCAGACTTAAATATAACGCCGTCCGATCTAACGACTTTTTTCTCGCGGTATGCGTGGTCAATGTGCCGGAATCCACCCCAACCAGTTCCGCCATTGGGTATTAAATTTAACGTGCGCCCGATGCTCCGAACGCTGGAGTAACTTATTTGCATACGCTTGGCAATGATTTTATTAGTTAAGCCTTGCGTGTGCAGCTCGCAGTATTGATTTTGATAGTGGGTGTTATCGGATATTTTCATTTTAGCGCCCCCAGCTTAAAGTAATTACCGCAAATCCACCAACAGCAATCCCCCAAACATATTGACATTGCGAAGTAATATGCTCGTTTACACAAAAACCTGCGATTATAATCGCGAGCCATACAATCCACTTCATTTCAGCCCTCCTAATAATCGAATTAATTCCTTTCCAAACGGTTCAATTAACTTCCGATGTTCGCCGTATTGTTCTTGACTGTCCCATCCAACCTTTCCTTGCACACACCACGTTTCCGTGATAGTTTCCCATCCTTCGGGTTTAATCACTGCGGCAACACGATATTTGGTTCCGTCGTTCGGAATTAATACGGCTCCGGTGTTACGCGCAATCATTAACGCCGATGACAAATCTGCGCTGGCCCGAGACATTAAAAACAACCATTTTTCAGAATCTCCCCGACTATATACCCCGTAATTATCCCAAAACTCAACTCCACCAAAATATTTCCACGGGTTCGATTGTTCGGTGGGGGAGGCTAATGGCGGGATCACATTTCACTCCAGATTCGAAGAAGCATATCGGAAATTAAGTTTATCGAGCAATCACCACTTTTAAATAATGCACAATTGTTATCACACGTTTTTGGGGTAAACGGACACGTTTTTATCATTTATATCACTCCTACATTATGTTAATAAGATAGTTAGGTAGTTAGGTATATATTTTTTTTCAGTAAAGTCCTCTTATGAAGAAATTAATATTGAAAAGTTTCCGAAATGCAAATAATAACCTAACTACCTAACTAATAAGGTAAATTACCCTTATCCATAAAAACGACTTCGCCCTTACTGTCATTTGAGTCTGTGCGGTTTTCTGCTCTTAATCCGATTCCGTGAAACTTTGTGTAATTACCAGTGCTAATTTTCTTTAAAAAGCCTTTTTTCTCTAAACTATCAGTGAAATCTTTACGTTTTATACGTACATTTTCATCATAAATCTCTATCCAAGACCGAAAATTGGTATATAATTCACCTACATTTCCACTTGCAAGAGGATTTATGGTACACTTATCGCTCATCCATAGCTCAATATAGTCGTTTTCTTTCTGGTATGCTTTTGTTGCTTGAACCACTTCGTCTGGTGGTTGTAAACCAAATTTGTTCCATTCCAGGCAACCTTCGATTAACCAATTTAAGATCCCCGACTTCTCTGTCTCTGCCCTTAATTTTGTTTTTAGTCCTTTGTCTTGACTGTTACCGACGAATGTTTTTACAAAGGGCAGAAGTTGAATTCGTTCCCAAAGTGCGAAGTCTTCTGGGCGGGCAGTTGGTTTGTCGTTAGTCATTAAAACTAGTTTAAATTGGGGCAAAAACTCGAAGGTTTCTTGATAAAGGAACCTGGCTGCCATTCGATCCTGGCCGGTCATTTGTTTAATTAATGCCTCGTCAAACTGACAACCCTTACCGCCTTCGCTCGCCACCACATACCGAGCCCCCCGCAGACGCGCCACGTCGTTTGATATCCCTTCGTTCTTCTTCTTCATAATTGTGGCGGTCGGTGTGGTTTGGGCGTAGTCTCCGAGCATGTCCAGGATTAATTCTAAGAGAGTGCCTTTGCCGTTGCGGCCATAACCAAATGCGATAATGAACTGTTGCTCACGGGTTTCTCCTGTTAAGCAATACCCTAAAAATCGTTGCACAAATTTAATAATGTTTTGGTTATCGTCGAATGTGCTACTAAGAAAATTTTCGAACGTGGGACACTTGGCCTCGGGCTTATAAGTAACAGGAGCCAGTTTTGTTGCGTTGTTTTTGGGGTCCGGTGCCATCAGTTTACCTGTTTTTAAATCAAGGGTTCCGTTTTTTACGTTTAATAACCAGATATCAGAATCAAGTTCAATTATTGATACCGGCATCATGTGTTGCGCCAGTATAAGCATTGCGTTCACCCTTGGAAGTGACTCTGATTTTTTAGCATGTGAGAGTAGCGCATCTCTAACATCTGGGTTATCAATACCTGCGGCATCGCCATACATAGACCGGACACATTTCTTGGCAAATGCCATAATGGCGCCACTGTCATCGATTTTCCACCTGGTCCCGTCCCACACTAACCATTTACCATACTGAGTGCAGTATTTTACTTGACCATCAAACATTCGTGTGAACCGTTCGGCGTTGCCTATGTCAGTTAACTTCTCGAATCCGGGTTCGGTACCAGTTTCGGGGTCTGGTTTCTTCCCTTTCTTTCTTGACAGCGCGAACGTCACCGGATTTTTCACCTGGCAGCCTTCCGGGGGACAGCCGGCGAATCCGATAGACCGGATATATTCGCACGACTGCGGGGCCGGATTACTGCGGGCGTGGACGTATTTACGGTCGGTTTCCCGTATGGAATACCGGGAATAATTACGGGATAAATCATGACAGGCTTCGAGTCCGTCCTTACACCGGGAAAGGTTGGTTAGTGCGGCGTACCATAAGGGTTCCGGTAGGTCGGCGGCGTTATCCCGGCAATGTTGCATAAATATACATTGACTGAATACTATGGATGCGGGGCCGTCTGTCGGACGTGATTCGAATATTTTGCCACATATTTTAGTCAGGTCCGCGTCTGTGGAATCTGGCAGGGACGAATCGAAATCATCCGGATTGTACCTCACGGCGGAGGAATGGATTACTTTGACCGGGACCGGATCAAATTTATAATTCTGGGTACCAGGCAGCCGTAATATCCGGCAGAGGTCGGCGGTTTTATCGAATTTCCATTTATGAGTTGCCGCCCGGGTTAAAATGTGATTCTGAAACCGGGATAATATGTCTGCCGCCCGAAGCCGATCTTCCGATATATCCCACGCCTCGCGGAATAACCAGTACCCGTGGAGCCCATGCCCGGAATCGACGAGGATCGATGGCAGGAATTCCTCACCGCGCAGGAAATTGATAACGTCCTGATTGGTGGCGGGTACGTTTTTTTTGGTCGGCGACTGGATATCGAAGTCGAACCAAAGGCCGGGAATACTGGTCACAGTATCGTTTGATGTGCGGCGAGTTGAAGATTTTTTATCCTGGGCGAGCCCGACGCCGAAATACACATCCCGTGATAGGTTGGATAATTCGATGGCTTTGGCGGCGATGGCCGGGAGGTTCGAGATGGGGAACCAATAAGTTTTCTCGTCCTGCCGGGTCCATAGGGTAAGGTAGCCGCTGGTGTCGGGATAAAGTTGGTTGAGGAAGTCGATCATTGTTTTACCCCTCTCCGGGTCACGCGTATTTCTTATCCGGGCATTTCTGATATGTGGGAGATTTGCGGTTATTGATACACTTGGCGCAGTTCTCCCGGCAGTCACGGTCGGGATTTTTCTTGCAGAGCGCGGGCGGTTTCGTGAATCGGCAGTTGTCGCAGACACAATTCGTCATATTTCAGTCCTCCGGCGCCACAGGCGGTGATTTAACGTAATTGTCCGGCCCGTAAGGTAATCCCATGGCTTTGTCTATTATGCGGTCCTGGATAACTGAGGGGTCGGTAAGTTCGAACATTTGAATTTGAGTCAGCGTAAGTTGGTGGTCCTGTTGGGATAAATCCGCCTGGAGTTCGTGGAGCTGGTGCCATGTAATGAGGTTAAGCGCAAGCAAACACATTATGGCGATTGTTAATAATTTTATGGCTGATTTTAGTCGTTGCATTTTTGTACCTCCGGATATTTGATTGATATCCCATGCTGTTTCGCGTACACAATCTCCCTACAGCACCCCTCGGACTCCCAGTACTTCCCATGTACCCACAGTTCGTCCGCCAATTTCAATAAATTAAAACATAACTCCATGCCATGTTCGGCGTCATATTCCACTGGGTCCACGAATGAAAAATTGTGGATTGGGGATAATGGTAAAATATCGGGGGTGTCGATTAGGGCCTGCCGGATTATGGCGGCGATTTTTTGTTTGTTTTCTTCGACGGAATTACGGAGGGGGTGGGCGAAGTATACGCGTTTCATATTCGACCCTCCCCATCAATGCACCGAATCAATTTCACAGCCATGGCCGCAACCTGAATCGCTTCCTCTCTAGCGCGTTGTGAAGTTTCGTGGAAGATCGCTTGTTCAGTCTCAAGGTATTCTTCTCTTAAAATAGCCAAGCCCTCATGACTACTATTAAATGGCGGAAACTTTTGATTAGCAGATTTTAATTCATTTACAATTTCTTGAATTATGGTTGATATGCTCAATTAATTTAGCTCCTCTTTTTTATAAAATTTGGATCGTAAAGGAGTTAATAATGCTTTACTTATTGGCCAACCCCGAGCAATTCTTGAGTTTAAAGTTCTTACATTAATTTTGAAAATTTGCGCCCATTGCCCAATAGTTTTAAATTGCCCATTAAACTCCAATAAACAGGTAGTTCTTTTATTGTTTGCTTGTTCTTCATTTGTAGCCCAATGACAATTTTCTTTACAATAGTCGCCATTATTATTTTTACGATCCAATGTCGTTCCTGGGGGTCTTTCCCCCATGTCACGGAAAAAGGTTTTAAATGAATTTCTCCACTCTTCACAAACTTTTATACCCCTTGAGCCATAAATACGATATCTATTATTATTTGGTTTATAACAACGTGAAATCATACTTTGCCATGAATAATAAGTGGGGGTTTTGCTTTTACCGTTTGCTCTCTTAATAAGGCATCCACAAGATTTCGTATGTCCATTTTTTAGATTTTCACCATTTATAACTATTAAGTTGCCGCAATCACACCGGCATTTCCATTGAGTTTTATTATTTTTTCTGTTGTCTAAATTTAGGACGATTAATTTACTGAATCTTTGACCAGATAAATCAATTACATGTTTCATATTTACAACCCTCGTCAAAGATCATTACTTCCCCTCCCGCAACATCCCCCGCATAATCAAGCAGTAATTGGCCACATCCTGCAGGCGTTCGTCTACTTCGTTCCCGGTGACACCGGTATGGGATAATGCCACCAGATGTTTGTCAGCCAGCGTCAGGGCCACCAGAAACATGAGTTCCTTCTCGTCCACCGTTACGCCGTGTTTTTCCATAAATGGTTTCAGTACCCGGTTCGCTGTTTTCCGGAAATTCGAGAACGCATCTGCGTCCGCGCCGTATTCGGTGTTTTTATAGGAGAATAGTTTTTTGATGTCGTCTGTTGATTTGGCTATGAATTCGGCTAATTTTTCACGGGTGGTGACGTGGGATTCTGGCCCGACCCCCGCCTCCCCGTTGTATCTGTGCCAGCAGGACATACAATAATTTAACCGCCGGTCTTGTAAGTTTTTTCCGCAGATTTTACACGTTTCGCTCATTTCGCACCTCCAATAATTCGAATGGCGTCTTCCACACACCATGCAATACAAGTTACCGCGCCAGCATTGTCCATTTGTTTTTGAAAATTTATCTGAATCGGTTTTACTGTGTCGCCTGGTGCCTTTACTTCAATAAATCCAACTCTCGCAAATTTCGTCCCTACCATGTCGGGAGTTATAATTGTCGGTATGATTATCAGTAGGTCGGCGAATCCGGGGGGGAGCCCTTTTACGCGATTTGCATCTTCCAAAACCGTGTATGTGTGTTTGCCTCTTACTTCGCGTTTCATAAACTTTCCGCCCCAAAAATCTCCTGCGTTAGTCCGGTATGGTATTACTTTGCCTTTAGATACTCGGGATATTTCTAGTTCAATTTCGGCAGTTAGGTTGGTGCCTTTGGTGGCCATTATCTCAACCCTTTCTCTCCCTTAATCCTGGCCCAATCTTTATGTAGTTGGGACCAGGTAAAACTAATGTGTTTTGCTTTACATTTGAATTCCACCCAACCCTTGGCGTAATTTCTAGTTATAGCGATTTCCGTTAATTCGGTCTGGTCACGGCACATTCCAACTTCCATCCTCGCCGTTTTCTTCTCCATCGCCATAAACTCCACCAGGGTTCCGGCTTCCTCGGCTAACTGCCGGGGGGTCATTACATATTCGTGCTGACAATACGGGCATTTCGGTGATGGGGGGTGGACGGCGAAACACTGGGGACATTGACGGATACTCACTGTCGGGCCGTCGGCTTGGCGACGTTTCTTTATGCCGTCCAGTGACCACTCTCGATCTTCATCAACTGCTCCATGTCTAAAAACATTGCCCACACAATCCAAAATAACAGCTTGTTTTTCTGGGTTTTCCGGGTCGCGTCTTAATGGGCGCATAGCCTGTTGCAGAAAAAGTGTGGTCGATTGTGTGGGGCGTAGTAAAATTACCGCTTCCATTGTTGGAACATTAAAGCCTTCCGACACAAGCTCACAATTTGTCAAAATTCTTATTCGTCCCGCTCGGAAATCTTCAATTATTCGCTTACGTTCTTCCCGTGGGGTTTCACCGTCTATGTGCCTACTTGGAATATTTGCGGCATTAAATCCTTCGGCTGTATGTATGCTGTGATCCCTACTAACACAATAGGCGATGGCTTTTTTGCCTGCGGCTAGTTGCTGGTAATGTTCTACCGCATTTCCTGTTACAACACTCTTATCCATTCTTATGGCAAGTTCTTTTGTGTCATAGTCGCCCATTTTAATTGTTATGCCTTCGAGATTCGCTACTGGTGGAGGTGCGAAATACCGAAACGGAGATAAGTGGCCGGCAGCGATTAGTTCTTTTGTGGTCGGCCCTAAAATCAAAACGTCGCTAACTTCTTTTAATCCCTGGTTTCCGAGTCTTTGCGGAGTTGCAGTAAGTCCCACGACATAAGCATCCGGCCAGTAGTTAAAGATATTTAGCCACGTTTTTGCAACAGAATGATGGTGTTCATCGGCTATGATTAGTTGAGGTTTTTGTGCTTTGCTTAATCGCCGACTTAACGTTTGGACACTGGCGATTTGGATTAAATCATCGGTTTCCTTAAATCCAGGAGCAATAATACCGTAATTAACACCGATTTCGTCAAAAGTTTCTGCAGTTTGGGAAATTAATTCAACCCTATGGACTAGAAAAATTACTCGGTTGCCTCTTTTTGCTGCTTCATTTGCCATAAATACGATTAAGACCGTTTTTCCTGAGCCACATGGCGATGTGAAACAAATTTTACGATAGCCAGATTGGAAGGCGGCACGAATATCACTAATGGCCTTGATTTGATAACCGCGTAATTGCATGTATTAATGCCTCCTGCCGTGACAACCCTCTTTTGTTCATGCCATACCAAATAATAGAACTATTTAACTTATACTGCCGTATCCAATCTGCTTGTATTTTTGTTTCACCATTAAAGGTTAATTTTTTAATGCGAGTGGTATTTTTGTTTTGTTCAGATCTTGTTATAAAACAACAATTACTTGGTGAATAACCTAGATTATTATTTTTACGTTCAATAGTTAAATTATCTTCATATCCATGAGTAAGTGCCCAATTTACAAAAACGTGAATATCGTTGCGCCATTCATCACATACTTTTATCCCTCTGCCACCATAATCAGAATAGCCTTTACATTTAGCGTTATAACATCTTCTTAACATAGAGCGGTATATTCCATAGATCCTTGTATTAGATAAACCGTGGGTCCTACATGCCTTTCGAGCCAAATCGAAATATTTTTTACTATTAATCATGGCGTATTCTTTTGGCTCTCCGGATAATTGGGTTGAAAAATATTTTTGCACACATACTACACTCCTTATCTAAATCGGATTATTGGGTTGAAGGATTAATTTGGTAGTTTGTCGAAGACGGTTATTTCGTCTCTTTTTTTATTTCTCGCCACTCAGCAACAGCCAAGCATAATCCATTACCTCGATGCGGGCAAAGATTTCTACACTTCTTAACTTTTTTAAGGCTAATATCACATACAACACAGGATGCGGCTTTGGCGATCCGTTCTAAAATCTCTTGTTTCATCATCTTCATCTCCCTATTTAAATAACGCTTCATGCGGCCAATTATTCAGGATAATCTGTTGAAGTTTAGCCGCTAGCTCCCTTAACTGGTTATAGGCTACCTCGTTATCTTTCCTGATCCTTGGATCATGTGCTGAGGGTTGAGACTGTTTTACCGGGTTTCAACCCTAAAATCCGAAGACCCATAACTTAACTGCAGTCAATCTCCCAAATTTCTGCCCCGTAATATCTTTGAAAACACCCAATATATTCACCCCTCCCCGGCCCCGGCTTTTACACCGGGACCGCTGATTTGGTAGTCGCGGAGTTCCATTAGAAGGGAATTTCTTCTTCAGGAAGTACCTGTCCGCCAAAGGGATTATTGCCGCTTTCTGATTCACTTTTTTGTTTACTGTCCAAGAATTCTACCTGCTGGGCAACAACCTCGGTTATCCATCGCTTATCTCCGTCGGTCGTCTCATAGGTGCGAACCTGCATTCGGCCTTCTACACACACCCTGCGCCCTTTCTCTAGGTAGTTGCCAATCAATTCAGCCTGTTTTTCCCATGCGACAACAGGAATAAAATCAGCCTCTTTATTACCGAACCGATTCACGGCTAGTTTGAAATTAGCCGTCTGCTTGCCGGATTGTGTAAACCTTACGTCTGGGTCAGCAACAAGTCTTCCAATCAAAATAACTTTATTCATTCCTTGCATTCCTCCTGATATTTGGCCCACATTACGGGCATTTTTTCGATGATACTGCCGGCTTGTGCTATTGTTAATTTGGTCATACTGTCAATCTTAAAGAAATGGTAAGCGGCTTTTTTAATGTCTTCAGACTCGATTCCCTGCTCTTTAGCCATGGCAAATATTCTAGCAAATTGGTCTTTACTTGCGGCATCCGGTGAAGAAGAGGGTGCAGCATCGGCCCCTTGCTCTAGCCATCCTAATAACTGTTTTCCTGTGTCAATGCTTAACATAAATGTTTTTCCGTCAAACAGTGACGTGCGGTCCTTACTGGTTGTTGCTTGATGGTCTTGGTCAACATCTATAAACGATGTAAACTCGTATTCCATCCCCTCGCGCTGGATTGGGTTCATACCGATTTTTCGAATAACAGTTCTATCACCTTGCTTCTCCTGGACATAATCCATTTTTGCTCTCAGCGTGGCGATAAGATGGCATTTGCTTTGTAGGATAGACTCGACAAGTCGATTATGTTGCGGGGTAATATCGCGCCAAGCAGTCCACCCATTGCCGGTCTTTTTCTCGATCTGGCCTTTTTTGTCCAACAATCCACCTTCTCCACTCCAGGCGTGTGTTAGGCTGTCGACTATAATGCACTTAATCCCAGCGGATTCACATTCTTTAATGGCCGCTATGTATTTTTCGGGGGTGTAGGGGGTATTGATTTCGATGTAGTTATAACTGCCTAGATTAGCATATAATTCGCCTGAATGGTTTTCTGTGTCGATTAAGCATATCGATTCCCAGTCACCAGTAATTCCGAAAGCCACCAATAATGACCCATATGTCTTTCCACTTCCAGCAGGACCGCTAATTCCTAGCCTTAGGCTTGCCTTGCGCCTTTCTGCTTTTCTCATTTGCGCCATTTTCTCACCTCACTCTCAAATGTTTTCCCACCGTATATTCTGTTCCCGGCACTGTCCTGCCGCCTTTAACCGCTTCGTAAATTCGTTCGTTACTGGGAATATGCTGTTCTGGAATAATGTCGATGAATTCAGCAGGAACATCATCTTTGTTGGTAATTTTTACTGCCCCACGGGAATTTTTCTGGATTGTCATTGTCCCTAGCGGAGTAGTAATTTTGTCTTTTTTAATCAACTCAAGATTGCTTTTATAGTAATCTTTTAACCATTCCAGACGAGCTTCGGCAGTTTTTCTGAGCGATTTAAAACGATCTTCTTCCTCCTTGAATGATTTTACGTAACTATCCAACGTGCGAATTATTGCTATACCGTTTTGTGCTTTCACCTCGATGGCATCATTAATACATTCCAGCGTGTCTTTGAATGATTCAATATCGGCATTTTCGTCCATCATAGCTTCGATTAATTGTTGATGAGATTCGGCTAGTTTGTAGAGTTGCATTACAATACCCCAGAAACATCAACCGTGATGCTTTTTCTGCTTGCCAGGTAGTCAGCGAAATGGACGATTGACTCAGCAGTGTTGGACGGTTGCTGTTTACCCGATTGCCCCATATGTGCCGCAATCAGATTTGAAATAGGGGTTTCTCCAAAGGCTTTTTCGACCTGTTCAGCGGCCACGATTTCATGGTCTTCATATGCCGCTATGTCGCCTTCGTCGGTGGTGCCGCGCTTAAATGTGTCATGCAGGATAATTGCGGCAATAACATGGTCCTTGTCTTCCTGTGTTAAGCCCAGTACAGCAGAGGCGCAATCAACACTCATTAGATAGTAGGCAATTTTTACGGCTGCTATTGTGTGACGGACTAACCCGCCATCACCCAGCGTATAAGCGGGATGATATTTACCGGAAGAACTGGCAGGGATTTTTCTGAAATACTGCGGAACAGTTTCGTCGAGAAAGGTAACGACCCTCTGCCGGATGCTGGAATTTCTGATAAGTTTAGTTATTGATTTAAGTGTTTCAAAGTCTTTGGCATCCTCGTTCGCAAAAATATCATTCTCCACGTTTCAATCCCTCCAAATATCGGGCAATCTTTTCCTCAACTGCCGGGATCTTTATACCCAATTCCTCCGGCCTTGCTAGGATAAAATAGTCAACTCCGCCGACGGTTTTAGTCAATCGGTAACTGGGCATTGGTGCGGTTATAACAACCTCGGCGTCGATGTTTGCGAATTTGGCAATATCGTGTATTTGCACATCAAGCCCTAAAAAACTGGAAGAAAGATCAATAGAGCCAGTAAGCGTTTTACATTTAGCAACGACTGATTTTATTTCCCAACTTAACTCCTCAATTGTCATGCCATCCCCTCCATCTCATCAGCTATCATCCCCAGAGCCGCCACGACCCCTCGAAACATTTCCCTTGGCATTTCGCTATCGGGGTTTTGAATTTCGTCCTCTAGCGTCCGGATTGATAACCGTATATTGTTTTTTGATTGTTCATAGTGCGCCCGGTTTTGAATAACCAGGTCGTAACCCTCTTGGAAGTCGTCCGTTTGCAATCACCTCTCGTTTGGTTTATAATGTAAGTGAGATTTTTTCTTAGCGCCCTTCGAGGGTGCTTTTTTTATCGTTCAATCTTTGTTAATAACTGCACTCTGCTGGTTCTGAATTTGCCCTCAGTGTTTAGTGGGACTATTGCACCAACTAACCACTCAAACCTAATCAAGCATTTCCATATTTGGCTGCGAGTGTTTTTCTTAACCCAATCTAACGCCGCTACATTTATACCGTGAGAGCAGTCGGTGAATATGTTCATGTCGGTAAATTCATCAAGTATTGAACCTTCTTCAATTACCCATTTATCCGGCGACTTGTATTGCTCGCCGAATGTTTTGTAGCAGATATAACCTTCATCCGTACGTTCAAGTTGGGTTAAAAAATCGAATTGTTTAGTGGTATCGGGAAGTCCGTTCGCGCCAGACAGGTTCGCGCCAGACAGGTCCGCGCCATACAGGTTCGCGCCAGACAGGTTCGCGCTCCGCAGGTTCGCGCCAGACAGGTCCGCGCCATACAGGTTCGCGCCAGACAGGTCCGCGCCAGACAGGTTCGCGCCAGACAGGTCCGCGCCATACAGGTTCGCGCCAGACAGGTTCGCGCTCCGCAGGTTCGCGCTCCGCAGGTTCGCGCTCCGCAGGTTCGCGCCA